TTCCAGCGTTTTCACGATATAAACAGGGCTATATCTTCACCGTGATCTTCGGCTTCGGGACTTTCGCGCACGATTCGATGGTGTAGCAGACCGCGAACATGAGCATGAATACTATTAGGAGTGAGATTGCTTTATTCATTATCGTTAACGATAATCTCGGTCAGCACCACCTCGACCAGATACTTCTTTCCATCAATCATAATGGTTCCGGCCTTCTTGGCTACGCGGCTGATTGTATGTTCCCTGTGGAGTTCATTGTCCATGTGGACTAGCGACATTAGCTCTGTAGCTGCTTTGGTGATTTGCGAGATCATCTAGTGTGTGAGCTTTATTAGAAACGCAAGATTTAGTAGGAGTCCAGCAAAAAGTGCGAAAAAGAAGATCAATTTGTAGATGTCCTCCATCATGCCTCTTCGTCCTCTTCTTCCTCCTCCTCACCCTCCTCGAAAGGGAACAGGAGTTCGTGGGTCTTCTCGGATAGCTTCTCTACCGCATATTCATTCCCGAACTTTTGGAACATGTGGAATGTTTCTCCTCCCTCTTCCCAGCTACAGACTACCAGACCACAATCATACTGCTCTGTAAGAAGCTGGCGAACTTTCTCAAAGATCGCGTTCCGGTCTTCGGGTGGCTTCTTGGGAGGCTTCCTCATACCACTAGTGTTTGGAGAACATCGGCTCTCCGTCTTCCTTGAGAAATGGGTAGTGGCGCAGGCAGGAGTATGCACGCTCCTTCATTTCCTTCACGGTCTTGGGGCGCTTCTTGGAATCCATCAGATCGCGCAGGAAATCGCGGGCCTTCTTCAGTGCCCAGTATTGTTCGTTCTTTAGGCTCATCTTTCCTCCTTTGGAGTCTCTCGGAGCCTGCCGCCAGCTAACCATTTATGTGGGTTGGACAACTCATCGGTTATCTTCCTCCACTCCTCCAATGTTACCCGCCCGAAGGCGAAGTCATTGTTGGCTTTTGTCTGTGCTTCCGCCCGCGTCATATTTCTCCTTGAGCCTCGCGTATTTGAGTGCCCAACTATCCCGTTGGCTGATCAGATTGTCAATCCTTTTGTATAGTGTCTTGATTTCCTGTTGAAGAGCTTCCATATCTATTTTTGTTGAGTGTTGCACAGCGGACATCGAGTGAAATCCGGGGATGGATAGTATAGTTCTTTCCAGTGCAAAGCGACAGCCAAAATGAATCCTAGTAGCAAGATTCCTATGACGCCTATATGTTGTTTCACTTGTCTTCGTCGCCCTCGAAAAAGCGAGAGAGCTTGTTAAGTTTTTTAGCCATCCTATTAAATATAGACATGGCAGACTTTATATTTTCTGCATCCCTCTGATTGAACTCAAGGCTCTGGGCCAAGTGTTCCTTGGTTATCTCGTAGGTTGTCCAAGCATGGCCTTTCTCGCACTTCCGGCGGCGGCGCTTGGCACCATTGAACTTGTAGATGTCGCGACTATCGGTAACGATAGACATATACGACCCGCATTCAGGGCATTTCACAGCTATATATCTCCTCGGTTAGTCTAAGCGCGGGAATAGGATCGGCGGGTATGATATAGGATATGTCCCTGAATACCACACGGTTTGTGGGCTGTATGGATAGACAGCCATTGGATAGTTCACAAAAGATGAACTCCTTGTCCTGATCTGGACTATCTGAGTATCCGTCTCCCAAGAAGGTAGCGGAGAATAGATATTTTCCATGAAACAAGGTTGAACCACATTTTGCGACCAAGCCGCCTGACAAATGTTCATTATGAAGAACAGTAAACTGATACGAATAACAATCCCAAAGTTGTGCATCTTTAATATTCCAGTTGATTTGTTTGTTTTTGAACCTGATCGCATGGGGTGGGACATTCCTGTAGAGTGCCCCGCCGTTCCTGAGAACGACATTGATTCCCCATACGCGGTTCGGTATTGATGTTAGGCCGACCCACTCTGCCTCGACAAGCCCACATGGTGTCTTGTGAGTAAAGCGTGAGTCAACCCAGATGTATTTGTGCGTTGGTATCTGCCCTATCTTTGTGTAGAGCATTTACTTCATTGATTTTGACCCGCGACACTTCCACTTCTTGCGGGACAGGCTGTTCGGGCTATTGGGGTCAGACTTCCAATCTCCCTTGATTTTAGCAGAACGAGCGCAGTAAGCATCACCCTTCTTGGTGCCCGGCCTAATGCGATCACCGCCGTCTTTGGCCTTACCAGCCTGACCATAGCGCACGGTCTTCTTGCGCCCAGTCTTGGGGTTTGTGACTATTTTCTTGAAACGCTTTTCCATGGTTATTTCTTCTTTGCAGTCTTCTTGGAGTCCCGCCACGCTTTCGCAGTAGGGGCACCCTTGCTTCCGACCTTGCGCATCTTCTCACCGCTGCCAGCCTCAATGCGCTTGCGTTTAGCGTTTACATTATAGTAGAGTCCTTTTTTCATTTCTTTTTCTTGGACATTCCCGCCTGCGAGAGGGCGATTGCGATGGCCTGCTTGCGGCTCTTTGCCATAGGAGCTTTTTTCGGCCCCTTGGGATTGATGCCTGCCTTGAGTTTGCCAGCCTTGTATTCGCGCATGGTTTTCGCGATCTTGGCTTGCTTGCCTGCTTTAGTAGTTGGCTTCTTCATTTGTTAATACCTTCCATGCCGTCTCTTAGGATTGCGAAGAAGGTATCGGACGACATCGTTACCTTCCACGGTTTGTTTTTCTTGCGATGAGCGACTATCCATCGTTTACCGCCAGAGTCTTTAGTAGCCTGTTCGCAGGCTTTATCAAGATTAAGATTCTCCACGAACTTCACTTCTTGATGGAGATTGGCTAACTCTTCGCAAACAACATCAGGGCTTTCTATGCCGCCAGCATACTGCTGTCCACGGCGGGCTGTAAAGCCTTCTGCACGGAGTTGATCCCTCCAATCCCTTTCACCGCGTTTACCCTTCTGTCTTGAGTTAATCATTTGAAAGAATTATTGATCACTTTTTCTTTCAGCCCTGCATTCCTTCATCATCTTATCAATCGCCGCCCTGAGAGTAGGCCACTCGTATGGGTCGATGAGAATTTCTTGGATTTCCTTTTCATCTGGGCACTGGGTAATCTTGAGAAACTCACCGCCAGCTTCATCGATTATTTCAATCTCCGTCATGCTTTCGTGGAAAATTGCCTCTCCCTTTACGCAGACGCCCATCTTCAGTGTTCTTGTTTCGTATTTCATTTCTTGAACCAGTTGGGGAAGTCTCCGTAGTCGCGGGGTTCAGTGACGAACCCATTCTCACCGCACACATCGCACTTGCCATAGTGGTAGGTTGCAATGTGATCTGGGTCTTCGGGGAACTTGAACTTCCTCTTGCCATGCTTGTGTCCGCAGGGCTGACACGACCAGCTAGGGTATGCTTTCATCTTTGATGATACTAAAACGGACATAGGTCTTCTGTCAATACCTTTTTCTTTTCACCGAAGTGTTCTTCGTAAATTGCCATTGCTTTTTGCATGCAATTCGCAGCCTCCTCTTCGTGCTGAGAGCCTTTGGATCGGAGCAATATTACCTTGTCCAGCCAGTAGGAACATTCGCGGTATTCTTTGTCTTTAGAATTCATTCTCAAACTTGGAGAGTTCTCCGTTCATTTTCACCTTGATGGCTGTGTTCCTTGGCCCACGGCGGTTCTTTCTGACAACAATCTTACTGCTGTCGGCCTTGTGTTCAATCGAAACTACTTGATCCGAGTGCATGCCGATAGCCCTTGACTCACGGAGTTTCCCTTCGTCGTTAAGCTGGCTAGCGGTGAACATGGCAATCTTATGCCGCATCGCTGCGGTCTTTAGCCTTCTGGCTACCTCCGAGATCGCATTCTCCCTGTTTTCGTTCTCCTTGGATGAGATGATCTGGATGTAGTCGCAGCAGACTACTTCCGCCGATCCGTTCCCCGCATACATGTTTATCGTAGCTTCTATGTCATCTATATCCGATATCCCGTCGATCACCTCTATGGGCATCTTCTGTAGTTGAGCGAATACCTCGCCAAGTTTTGGTAGTTCCCAAGCATGCTTCTCGCGATACTCCTCCGCGTCACGGATTGGGACTCCAGCGATCTGCGATGCCATCCTACGATAGATATCATCAGCCGACATTTCGAGAGATAGGAACAATACCTTCCTTCCCAAGTGTAGGTTCGCTATGGCGGCTTGGACGAGGAGGATCGATTTGCCTCCTCCGGTTTCAGCGGCGACTGTCATCATCTCGCCCGCATGGAGGCCACCCTTGAGGTTCTTGTCCAACATGAAGACGCCTGCTGGGAATACCTTCTCATCCTTCTTGCCCTCCATTTCATCGATGATGTCGGATAGGATATCCCTCTTGGCGCGGCGGGGCTTAATGTCCGGCTCCAAAGCAGTCGTTATCGTTAACGATAATTTGGCGAGGTCGGCCTTTCCGTTCCTGATCTCGCCTTCCATCTCCTCGTAGGTGGCTATGAAGTCGCGGTATGCCTTCGCCTCCCTTAACTGGACGCGATATTCGTTTGCCGTATCGAAACAAACCTTACCGGATGGCATGAGGTTGGTCTTGAGAATCTCGACCACTTGCTCCTCTCCACCCGCTGCTTCCAGCTTCCCATCCGCCTCAAGTTGGGCAATGGCGTTAAAAGGTTCGCAGGCACCCGTTCGGCTATGGAACCCCTCGATTGCCTCGAAAACGATTCTATGGGGCTTTAGCGCGAAAAGCGAGGCATCCCACTTCTGTTGGGCAAGGATGGTTTGATCTTGGACGAGGAGGCTGAGTGCGGCAGCTTCCACTTTTTGGCGTATTGGGACTTTTTTCATTTGGTTCAGATCGTTGTGGGTTTCCAGTCTTCTTCGGGTGCGAGTCTCTCGACTACGCGGTTGATCCAGTTGCAAACGAACTGGCGGGTTTTCTTTCTGGTTGTGTTGGCGAGGAGCCAGTTGTCCATCTTTTTCATTTCCGCATCGAAATCGACGCGGGGGTTGGCTTCACGCAGTTGGGCGATAAACGCCTCATCAGCGAGTTTAGCCGCCCGTGGCTTCTTGGGGGGGGGAATCTCGTTCCGCGCCTTATTGTGCTTTTGTCCACTGTTGGGGGGTCGTGAATCAATTGCGTCAGCGATTGGTGGAAAGTGAAGATCGAGATCTTCCTTGGTTTCGATCACTTTTATGCCATTTGCCTTTGGTGGTTCACTTTTGGGTTCCTTATGACGGTTCATATTAGCCAGACTAACACCAGTTACCCCCTCCCCCCCCTCACATATGTTACCCCCTCCCCCGTTAACACCAGTTACCCCCTCCCATGACCATATTCTGGAAGGCGAGGTAACCTGTAGAATCGTCTCCTTTGTTATAAAATCGCTCCCGAATTTATCACAATTGATCGTGTAAAGGTTGCTGGTTTGCCTTCCAAAGTTATCCTCTCGTTCATCTTTCTTGACCACACCAACGAGAGAAAGCGCGTTGATGTATTTTTTGGTCATTGCTTCTGAAAGATTGGATTTCATGGCGATCTTCTTCATCGAAGGCCAGCAGCTTCCTTCATCATTGCAGCAGTCAGCTAAAGACAAAAGAACCAAGCGGGCGTTGCCTTCAGTCCGAGATTTCTCAAAGACTTCAGACATTATTTTTATACTCATTTTTAGAGGGCCGCGCCCCCTTACCGCCTAAATGCCCGGCGAACTGACGGGTGAAGAATATTCGGTAAGGGAGCCGCGATATAGTTTGTTGTTCAATTTATCCATTTAGGTTTAGCGTCTGTTCTTCACGCAGACGGCAGGATTTCTCCTACAAGGCCGAGACTATCAGGTCATCGGCGCGAGTCAATACTTTTTTTCAAAATGGAGCTTCAGCGATTCCATCGTTCATTCCGAATGTGTCCACATCCCCGCGAGTCCATGTCTCGATGTTGTCCATGAAGATGTCCCACCATTGGTCAAGCTGTTCTTCGTTTGGCAAGTTGAGGACACTCATCTTTTGATGGATTTCGACCTCTGGCTTTTTCAAGTGCATCTCGCTCCAGATGATCCTGCCCTTGGATTTCGCGGCTGCGACCAGTGTGCAGTTGGGCCGGATGCCCATGACCATGTATCCTCCGCCATCTTCAACGGATTCGTATGTTGAGATGATGCCTTGGTTCATTATCTCACAAAATGCCATGTTTGTGGCAACGAGGCTGCGTCTGGCTGCCTCAATTAGCTTGTAAGCGTTTTCGTCTGTTATGTTTGTGATGTCCATTACTCCATTTAATCATAAAATACTTGACTTGTCAATAATGGAATTTAATCTGTCACTCTGAATGAATCAAAGCCACGATCTCAAAGTAGCCTACGAGAACTACCTTGCCTCTATCGAGAAGAGCAAGGAGATCAGGCATTCTGCGAGAATGTTGTTTGGCACATCACTAAAGCAGACAAGAAAGCATCTTGGCATGACAGTTCGCGAACTTGGCGCGCGGATCGGAGTGACGGGGAGCCTGATCAACCAAGTGGAAACAGTCTGCAAAAGCATCTTGAAGCCGGAACACATAGACAAGATTGTATCACTATGCTACGAAGAAAAACCCCGTTGCGGGCAAAAACAGGATTCAAAAAGCGCGGAGGTAGGCTGAATGCAGTATCGAAAAAAGGCAGAGAAAAAAGTAAAGCGTATTCTGAAATCAGAAAGCAATTCCTCTGGGACAAAAACTTCACATGTGAAGCCTGCGGCGGGCAAGCAACAGACATCCACCACAAAAGCGGGAGAGGAAAGAACCTCCTCGCGAAGCATACTTTCATGGCTTGCTGCCGATCCTGTCACGACAGAATCCACGCAAATCCCGCGTGGGCGAGGGAAAAAGGATACCTAATTTATGAATACAAAGTTTGAGAGCTTAGTCACATGCAGAGGATTTATCGTTGACGATAAACCAAACAAACTGCGCTTCATGCAGGACTACAACGACTGCTGGATACAGAAAGAGAACATTCGCAAAATCGAGCCTATCGAGAAGACGAGCGAGGGCTACACCTACGCACTCATCACGGTGCAAGAGGAACTAGCGAATGCGCTTGAACTAGAAGGTGTCCTAGAATAGCCTTGGCATATAAAGCCAGACTTGATCTTTGAAACAAATTTAGCTAGACTAGGGGAAAAGAGGCTCCATGCCTCGTCCTGTAAGTTCCATGGAAACGACAAAGGCTTACCCTAGTCCGGCTTGTATTTTGATCGGCGGCGTGGAAGCCGGGTGAAGCTCTGCTCACCCGCATCTGGTTGACGAAAGTCTTGCAGGTGAGACACGCAAATAGAGGATGACGAACACCTCAATAAAAACGGCTATCGAATTAACTGGAGTAGCGCCCAGTCCGATCAATTAATTTCCCCGTTCCTATGTCAGACGAAGTAGGTTCTCGGAACTGAAAAGCGCGATGTGGCAAGGCTTCTGGTTGTCTGGAGGAGCATCGCGGCGGGGGAAACAATTTGCGGTGGAGCATTGAGGGCGGCACGCCACTAAGTCGTAGCTTGGGGCGGGCGAACAGGACCAGTAATGGCGACCATTCCCCTTACTTGACGCGGGAAACCGTGCCTTTTCAAGGAAGCGCATCAAGCAGCCGAGCGACCTGAACTCCATCGCAAACCATTTTGCCCCGCCCCGCCTCTTAACAATGCGCAATTGGGCGGGTCTTTTTTAATCCTCGCCCCAATCTTGCGAGGCATACTCTTCGTCGGGCATATCGACCTTCTTCTCGTCCCGCGCCCAGAATCGATTAGTCGGAACAGGTTTATCGTTACCGATAAAAACGAGTCCGTATCGGCGGGCCATCTCTACGGCATAGCTGAAACTATCCGCAAGGTCAGGCGATGAACCAATCCGCGCTTTGTAATCATTCTTAGTTTCGATACTGATCTTCTTATTCTTTATGAAGTATCTCCGCAGGCAGAGTTCCCGACCTAGTTCTGTAGCGTAATCCACTCCAAATAGCACACGACTTTTGAACCCGTGAAATATGCTATAATGGTATTCAGATACCAGTCTGTCATAGACTTCATTACATGGACGCTTATCGACATCGGCGGCGATTCGGTCGGTTGGTTTACCCATTGAGCTAATCAGCACGATGCTATGCCCGCTGGATTCATACTTGAGCCACTCGCGGATGATAGCTTGAGCCACCCGCCCGCCATCTCCAGAGACATCCATACCGAATCGTTTTGGTTCTACTCCCGCCTCGCGGCACAGGCGAATTGTCTCTATGGCAAGCTGGACTTCAAACTCGGCGCTGGCAGTAGCAGATATTTGAATGACATGCTGCTTTTCCAGATAGAGGACACGATTCCTAGTTCCGCGCACATAGCCAAGTTTCCCGATAGTCAGCACACACCTGTCCCCACCAGCGGTGAAGGCGGTATCGAATCCCGCGACCTTGACCAACCCTTCAGAGTCCCATAGTGGCTCTTCATTGGTATTGGCATTACGGATCACATCTGCGGTCAGGATCGTCTGGGCAAAGCCGGACTTGGGCCACCATCCGATGGCATTGCGAACATAGTCCACAGCATTCTCGTCCCCATAGCACTGCTTAAGCATCTGCGCCTGCTTCGTCCTGTCCATGAGGAATGGGAAAGGAGACGGCTCTCCAGCCGGGGCTTGGAAGTTCGGGGACTTCATGCCGTTGTAGAACAAACAGATGCCAGTCTCCGTCTCCCACTTATCCATCCCCATATCCACACCATCAAAATTCGTAGCGCCTTTTGGCATACACCACCGAGTGTGAGGATTGTCACCTACAGAAGGGTTGCCGATACCGATAAACACCTTGTCATCGTTGGAGGTCAGGTTCACTTTCGCAGTCAGCGCACCCATTTCCATTTCAGGCAACTCATCAAGGGCTAGGCGCACTCTGTCATTTTTCCTACCACGGGTAGTGTCGACTGCTTTCTTGCCCTCGTTACCTTGTGGGAATGCCAGAGCCTTAATCGCATTGCGGTAGTCCTTATCATCATCGCCCGTAGCCCCGCCCCACACAATCATGTGCCTGTAATCTACAAGGTTTCCGATCTGGTTTGAAGCACACTTCCACAGCTTTGAGATGATACCCCAAATACGGTCTTCCGAAGCACCAAGAGTAGTCGTAGCCACCCAAGCAGATGTGCAGTGCGGTGCGGCACACCAATCCAAGTAAACCCACAATGCAACAGGGAAGCTCTTTCCCATCGATGCCGCGCCCGCGAGAACTACATCGTCATTGTTGCAGAGTTCTTCCAATGTCCTCAAAAGTTGGGTATTCGTATAGCCCCTATTTTTAATGACCACATCAGTGGGCCACATATACTGAACGGCCTTGATGAAGTGTTCAAATGGACTGAGTAGCTTGAACTCCGATAAGTCCAATCCCTTTTTCACACAATAGGTTTTGCCATACTGCCCGCGAGTAATCGCATAGCAATATAGCTCTATTTCAAGCTGATTCATGTTTTCGGGAAAAAGCATCCCGTATTGCCTGATACCATTTTGACCAACAAAATCTCTTGACACGCGAAGTAGAAAACTACATCTTCCAGCTTAAATCAAGATGAAACTGAAGGATCAAAATCTTTCTCCAGTGGGTGGTTGGTATTTCAAGTATGACCTCAAGCGCGGCGATCTCACATTCCCCGCGAAGGTTTACGGAAGCACATTCAAGAGCCTAATCTCAAATATCAAGAAGGATATGGATGCAAACAAGCACCCAATCCCCGCCGATCTTGAGTATCAGGTCGAGCATCAGATTTGTCTTCGCCAGCCAGAGGATCGATGCTGGAGTCAATCAGGCGATGTTGTTGCAAATGTTATACACGGAGTCGCCCGCGTCATAGACAAAGTAACCGGAACAAAGCTGGAGAAAAAGGCGAAGGGCTGCGCGACTTGCGGCAAGCGGAGGGACAAGCTGAATAAAATCCTTTGAAAAATGATTATCGTCAACGATAATTAACGAATTATGCCAATCTCAGTAGGAAACGACAACTTTACTTTGCTGACCCTAGGACCGGACGGCAATCCCCCCGAAACACGAATCTCCTCCGCGAACCATGCTTGGTCAATCGCGGACAATCTGGCGAGGAACAATGTCGGGCGGGAGAACAAAAGGATCAGGGTCTACAAATCCTACAAGAGGTTCCCTCCTACTGGATACAGCAAGATTGCAGAGAAGAGGCTTCCATTCAGTTCTGATGTGAACTGGGGGACACTAGAGGCAATCGTAAACAATCAGAAATCAAGTTATTATGACATCATCACGGAGAGGCAAGCATGTGCCACGATCAAAACAAAGTTCGGGAACAAGAGGGAACGCCTCATGCACTCGGAGAACATCACGCAAGCGTTCGACCAAGCGATCCGCGAATGGCCCGGCTACCTCTACAACAAAGAGCAAGACATCGAAGAAATGCTGCTCTACGGAAAAGGCATCGGCATGTGGGAAAGTCCAGTCGGGTGGATGCCGAAGCATGTCTTTCTATCTGACCTTCTTTTTCCAGATGATGTCAAAGTGGATTTCTCCAATCTTGAAGAGTTCGTTGTTCGCCGCAGACCGACCCCCTACGAGCTTTACAAAATCATCCAAAATCGCGATGCGGCAGAAGCCCTCGGCTGGAATGTAGACGCTACAATCGACGCTATTCGATTTCACAGGGCATTCACGGAACATAATCGAACCCGCGAAGACTTCTTCCGAATGATTTCGGAGGCCAGCTTCAATTGGGCATTGTCCGTGAACCAGAAGATCGACCTCTACGAAATCTACTGGAGGGAGTTCGACGGCACCATATCCAAGGGGGTTATTCTCCAAGACTACAATCCTATCATCACCCATGTAAATGGAACCTTGCGCGGGAACAACAAGATCAGCGAGGCGACGATCCGCGACCAGCATGGGTTTATGATGCTCAAAGTCGGGGCATATAATGACTGGTCTGAGATTCTTTACATGCTGACAGACTCTGTTGGATCAGGACTATTCCACGATATCAAGAGCCAAGCGGAAGCCGCGTATGTTGCCTGTCGACAGTATGACTTCACGATGAACAGTCTGGTGGACGCAGTTCGTCTAAACTCAATGCTCCTCCTTGAAGGACAAGGACCAGATGCCACGAAGATGCTCAAGCAAATGGAATGGCTCCCAATGTCCATCATGCCAGACGGAGCGAAGTTCGCGCAGAACCGCATTCAACTCCCAGTGCAGGAGAGCATGGCATTCATGCAGTTCTACATGGGCGATCTATACCGAAATCTTGGGCAGTATAGGATCGGTCAGCCTGCAATGGGAGGAAAGCAGCGCACCAAGGGAGAAGCAGAACTCGACGCCGCCGAATCCGCGAAACTTTCTGGCACCCAAATCCGCCGATTCAACGAGTGCGAAACGCTATACTTCCGCGAGCTTTACCGACGATTTGTATCATCGAACAGGAACGATGATGGCTATGAGTATGTCCAGAAGTTCTATACAATCTTGGAAGAGCTTGGCACTCCAAAGGAAGCGGCGTCTTGGAAGAACATTACTAGCGTCAGAAGCAACCTTATCAATGGAGCGGGTTCTCCTTCGTTCAAACTTATTACTGCGGAGAAACTTGTCCAACTTACTTCGATCACTCCAGCGAACGAGGGGCAAGAGAACGCAGTCAAGGACGCAATCGCAGCACTAGCAGGACGCGACAATGTGATTCGTTACCGCGACACCAAGGCAGAGCGCATTGACGATACTGCTCGAATTATCGGTTTCGAGAACGCAGGCATGACCGATGTGTTCGTGAACCCAGCTAACTTCCCAGTCCTTCCCACCGATCCCCATGTCGAACACGCGCAGGGTCACTTCGCGGACTTGATGCTCCAACTGCAAACAAACTTGCAGATGGTGCAGGCTGGCGCACCCGACATCAATGAACTCGGCAAAGCCGTCCGCTCGATCCAATTCAAAGGTGGTCACATCATGGCCCATGTCGAGTTCATCTCCAAAGACCAATCGAAAAAGGATTTCGTCAAACAGTTCATGCAAGGCATGGGAGAAGCAGGAAAGCTCGGAGATCAACTCGCGCAAGTCCTCGCAGACATGCAGCAGAGCCAGCAGGGTCAAGGCCAAGGGATGTCCGAAGAAGACATCAAACTCCAATACCTCGCCGCGAAGTCTGGCATCGAGATCGACACCAAAAAGAAGTTGGCAGACATCTCTATCGGCAAGGCTGCCGTCAGCCACGCCCAACGCACAGAGCAGAGAGAGCGCCAAGGTATCACCCAACTCGCTCTTCAGAAGGCCAAGGCCCGTGCAGAGATTCAGAAGACAGTATCAAAGGCTCGTCGCGTTGCCGAACCGGAGCAGCCAAATATGTTTGAGGAACAAGTGATGCAGATTGCTAGACAGCCAGAAGTAGAGGAAGAAGAGGAAGTAGAAGAGGAAGAGGAGACTGAGGAGATCGAAACCCCCGAAGAGGAGGTAGAGGTCGAGGAGGAAGAGGAAGTTCCCATGCAGCCAGTTCAACCTGAACAACAATGACAAACACCACAGACCGAATACAGGGACTGTGTGCATCCATCATCAACCATGACGAATGGTATGCACTCAAGACCCACATACTGATGACATGCCCGTCGAGCGGAATCGAATCCGTTCGTCATGCAATCAACTCAATAGAAGTCTGCGCCGAATCTGGAACAGAAAAGTTCAAGAAGGCAAAGAGGGCGAAACAACAAGAGGAAGAGACAATCGATCCTGACCTCGATGAATCATAATTTATGAGCGAAGATACACAACAGCAAGAAACAGCGGAGATCATCAAAGACCTCCAATCGAAATCAACAGTTCCCATTAAGGGAAACACGGCAGACTTCTTGAAGAGGTTTGCAAAGAATCCAGATGGCTCGGCGGCACAACCCAAAGAGGAGCAGGCCGCAGAAGAGCAGGATGAAGTTATCGTTAACGATAACGAGCAGGAGAAGAAGCCGCTCATCAGCATTGAGAAGAAGAAGCCGGGATTCGTTCAGAAACAGATCGAGGAGAACCGCCGCCTTAAAGAAGAGTTGGAGAAGTTCAAGAACGATGAGATTCCCAAATACACCAGCAAGATCGCGGAGCTTGAGCAGTTGGTAAAGGGAAGCCAGACCACACAAGAGGCTAACCACTATCAAGAACAACTCAACAAGGCGAACGAGCAGAAGGCTGAGTTGGAAGCCAATCTCACAAAGGAACTGCAAGAGCTTCGACAGAAGGTTGAGTTCAATGATATCACTCAGAGCAAAGACTTCCAAGAGAAGTATGTCATTCCAATCCAGAACTCGTATTTCGAGGCAAAGGAAATCGTCGGGGATGATCCCACGCTTGCGGCACTATTCACCCGCGCCACAGCAGCAAATGCCGCGATCTACAACGCTGCAACGGAAGAAATCCGCAAGGAGGCGATCCGCGAGAAGAACGATACGCTGAAAGAACTCACACAATCTCTTGATATCTACAACCAAGTCAGGTTCGTTGATGCCATCAAGAATTTTGAGCGGGCGACACAGACACACTTCAATGCGCTTGTGGACTGGAAGACCACCAAAGACGATCTGACCCGCAAGGCGAAGGAGAAAGAGGTGGAAGCCCGCAGTCAGTTCATTAACACATGGCGTGATTCCTACAAGAAGCAGGGAGAATTGACCGAAAAAGAGATACAAATTTCGGACGAAATCTCTTCCTACATGAAGGACAAAGGCATTGAGTTTGATACGACTAAAGACGATGCCATTGCACTTTCCGCCACTAAGCAGAGCGATGACCCGGCATCTGTTGATGACATGAATCGCTTGATCCATCAGGGACGCGTCTACAAGAAGCTACAAGCCTTGGTCAAAGCGCAAGCTGAGATGTTAAAAGAAAAGGATGATTTTATTAACAAGCTCAAGGGCGCATCAAAGATCGAGAGCAGCCCGAAAGCGACAGATTCCCAGCAGCGCAGGATGACTATCAGCGAAGGACTGGCTTCGAAATTGTCCCGCTTCACACCGCAAGGCAGGGCAGCAGTAGCAGCATAACGCCTATATCCAAAACTGCTGGAAGGGGGTAAGACATAAAAAATCTTGCCCCCTTTCTGTTTTTTTATTTGACACAGTAAAATGATGTAGTAGTTGTGAGGATACAGAGTATGCCGAAAGCGTGAGCAATTAGGGGAATCAGTCCGCTCTGGCTGGCGAGTCACCGATCTCGCAAACAAACGGTAACCGGACTGGTCCGCAAGGACACCGAGGGTAGACTCCGGCTCGAAAAACCAAGCACTCGCTTTGGGATTTCGATCCGTTGAGCAAGTGTAAACTAAACCAAACCAACAAACCAAACTAATAAAATGTCAGAACTCATTCAATTCAATAGCTGTGAAGAGTTGGACTCCTTTTTCCGCGAGGGCCGTGAGTATTTCAACGACCTCTATGTGAAGAAGCTCGTCACCAACTCCACATACTTCACCCGTTTCGAGGAGCAACCTTGGCCCCTCAATCACACCACCGAACAGAAAGCGTTCCGCTTCGGGCGTGGTTTCCACGATCCCTGCACCCCGTTCCGCAAGATTGTCGATGACTACTGCGGCACCGACTCCTGCTCTACCTTGAGCGAAGTTGTGCAGCGCCCCGGCACGGAGAGCTACACTTTCGAGTTGCTCCGTAAAGAGATGCACACCGACTGGATTTGCGTCGAGTCGCTTCTGTATCGCCTCTTCCCCGCTGAAGAAATCCTTCAGTTCGAAGAGTCCAACGCCCGCATCACCAAGAATGTCCACGAAGAGTTCCTCCGTGCGAACTACATCGGTGGCGCTGGTCACAAATGGCTCGGTGTTACCACCGAAGACGGCACCTACTGCGGTCTGGTCGATGACCAAGCGTGGTATGTCCCGAATCTCAACAACGAGCTTAACTCCAATGCTGGTTACAACCTCTGCGAAGTGCGCGTCAAACTCGCCCCCGCAGACCTGAACAAGATCGCTTACCTCTCGCTCGATCTCCTTGACGATGCGCTCATCGACCTTCAGAACGAAGACGATGCCTTCCGCCTCGACATCGCAGAAGCGACTGGCATGCAGCTTCTTGACATCGTCATTCCCGATCCCCGTGTTGGTCGTGCGCTCTACTTCCAAGCGAAGCGCAACAATGGCTACTGGGATGCCAACACCGACTTCGACGCCCGCCTCTCCAGCCTCAAGCTGGGTGTCAACCGCGTCATCGGTGACTACGCCTTCGGGTATGACATCAACGCCGCTCGGTTCAACAAGAACCCCACCCAACCCGCAGGTCCGTTCAGCCCGACTGATCCTACCACATGGGCCAGCCTCATCCGCGTTCCTCGCTACATCAAAGTGGTGCAGGAGAACGGTTGCAGCTACATCCCGAACAAGGACTACCAGAACGCAGATTTCGCGATCTCCGTTGCGATGGTCAACAAGTCGATGGTCAAGTGGACGATGCCTTCCTCCACTGGTTACAGCCAAGCTCAGATGCAGACCCAGAACTACGCTGGTGACTGGGAGTGGAAGAACCCCGATTGGGAGTGCAACCGCTGGCGCAAAATGGGCTACTATCAGGCCCAGTTCCGCCTCGCGGCTCAGGTCAAAGACCCGACCTTGATGCACTGCTTCTTGCATCGCCTGCCGAAGACCAAGAACCTCTACGGTTCCTGCTGCCCGCTGAACGACTACACCCCGCCGAGCAATTCGCTGGATTGCTACAACTGCGAAGGTGTTGGCGACATTCAGGGCGCCTAATCCAACCCACCCAAACCAAGGAGGGGGAGCAATCCCCCTCCAACGGGCGGGTGAAAACAGAAAACTATTATGGCTTGTTTCACCGATCTACCCTACTCGGACTGGTCTTACCAGTTGCTTCGAACCCTCTACGCTGCCGCTGGCGAGAATGCGGTTACGACCACTCTTGGATGTTACCAAGCGATGGCTCCTGCCAACCAGATGTATCAGTTCTATGTGAACTTGCACTACATTGGCGGGTCAACCACCCCGATCTCGGAGAACTGTTTTGTTCAGATGACCGAAGACATGCAATGGTATCATCTGAACGAAGCGTTGGAGTATTCCTATAATCCGGTCCTCTAATTATCGGTAACGATAAACCGCGAGGGAGTTCGATCCTCCACCGCACACATAATCTAAAATTATGGCAGATGAACTACTAAGTAGAGACTGCTTTAACGGCCTTACAGAAGACAATCAACTGTATGAAATCCTACAGGCACTAGGTTCTTCATCTGCTGGGATTGCATCCATTAATGGGGATACAACTGCCGCGCAGCTTATTGCAGGCTCTGCGCCATTATCCGCTTCTACCGCCGCAGGCACAACCACGATTAGCAGCACCCAAGCAGGCGCAGCTACCGCTGGATACCTTTCTTCTACGGACTGGAATACATTCAATAACAAAACTTTCTGTATTACTCTAGGACATAGTTCTACTACATTATCTGCTGGCGGGACGAATACATACTTCGCAAATTTATTTGACCTTGCCCCGGCAAGCCCTTCGTTTAGAAGGCAATTCAAGTTTCCATTTAATGGGACAATTGTTGCGGTATCGATGACTTTCTATAATGGCGGAGGCTCCACTCCGACTGGGCACAGTGGAGCAACAATGTCTTTATATAATGTAGATACACCTTCAACGGTGGCCACTTTAATCAGCTATAATGTTAATGGCGTTGTATCGCAGGATTCATTTTCTCAAATTGCAACTGGATTAAATATTCCAGTAGTAGCAAACACTGCATATAACATATTTTTGCAGGGTGGAACATTCACGACGAATCCAACAAGTGTGCGGCAAACAATCAATCTGTTCATACAATGAAACCTGTTATCGACACCTACACTTTTTTTAATCCAGTAACTGACAAAGAACAGACCCAAAATCGGATTACGATCTACAACGCATCTGGAGAAATTGAGTATCAAAACGACTATATGGGTTCAACAGCCGAAGAGTGGTTGCAACTTAACGGATTTGGCGGGACGCAACTGACAACGCTATTGAGCCTTCAAATTGCTTTGGGCAATGCTGGCAAAACAAGTGCCAAGCTCAATGCAGTTCACGCTTGGACTAATCAGATTCTTTCTAGCTTCATTACAAATCCAGAGGTAAGGATTGATTGGCCCGAATGCCCGTTTGAGTTTTACGATACTACAAAAGAAGCATTTGAACTTCTAAACCAATAACATGATAACGCGAGATTGTTTCGTTAATCTTACAACAGATAACCAGCTTTATGAGATTTATGCAAAACTCAAAGGTGGTGGTGGTGGTGAAGGTTGGCAACGACCTTCCGACTGGTTGCCTCTGCCTGACATGTCTTCTACCGAAGGCATTTCTGGACTCTACGCCGTCTGGAACACAGATTCCAACTTTTTAGCCTTTACCATCTCTGGGGCATACGATGTAGACTGGGGAGACGGCAACTCAGCTAGTTACGCGAGTGGAGCTACTGCTGAACATATCTACGACTGGAACGATCTGTCCCCATCTACGCTAACTACGAGAGGCTATCGTCAAGCGATTGTCACGATCACACCAGCAATCGGAGATTCAATTACTGCGATCAATCTTAATGTCAAACACTCCACAGTCGGGCTTGTAAGCGGAGCGGTTACTGGCTGGCTTGATGTTGAAGTTAACGCTCCGAGTTGCATTAGTAATGCTCTATTCGCAGGAGGCAATGTCTTTCATCGCAGGTTGGAGCAAGCAACAATCTACGCATGGGGTGGAACTGATTTCAACGAAATGTTCTCTAACTGCAGTTCCTTGCAAAGCGTTCCGTTGTTCGACACAAGTAGTGGGATTGACTTCTTCTCAATGTTCACTAACTGTTTCTCTTTACAAAGCGTTCCGTTGTTTAACACAAGTAGTGGAACCACTTTCACTGGCATGTTCTCTGGCTGTTCCTCTTTACAAAGCGTTCCGTTGTTCGACACAAGTAGTGGAACCACTTTCACATCCATGTTCTCTGGCTGTTCCTCTTTACAAAGCGTTCCGTTGTTCGACACAAGTAGTGGAATCTTTTTCAGCGGCGTGTTCTCTGGCTGTTCCTCTTTACAAAGCGTTCCGTTGTTAAATATGACAGCAGGCATCACTGCTAACACCATGTTCTCAACCGCCCAATCCATAGCAAGGGTCGAGGCAACAGGAATTAAGGTCAATGTCTCTTTTTCCAACTGCTCGCTATCCGCCGCAGCATTGAATGAAATATACACTAATCTTGCAGACCTTACTGCACTACCATCAAGAACGATTACTGTAACTGGTAACTACGGCACAGCGGGAGACAACCCAACTATCGCCACAGCAAAAAACTGGACAGTCACAGGATAATTTTATGGAAGATACATCTGGATTCTACAAGAACGATAATGGAGAAGTTCTCTTCGGCCCAAATTTTGTGTTAAACGCAAGCTATGAACTTCGGCGCGAAACGCACGAACAGCACACCTATCCAGTTGATGGGTGGTTCTGGTTTGACTCAGAGGCAGAAGCCCGACAAGCATTCGATCTACCACTATGAGCCTCGCCTGCACATCAGATAAGAACTGGGACGCTCTGAACTACGAGCGGTATCTGAACATCACTATAATTATCGGTAACGATAAACCACAACCGCAGTCGATCACATGACTCAAACCGAATCATAAATTATGGCACTAACCGAAAACTGCTTTAAGGAAAGCACACCTGATGTGCAGAACTGGGAAATCATTCAGCAACAGGTGGCAATCACTGATGCGATTCAAGCACTGCAAGGATTCCAGATTCCCGAATACGACGAGATCGACATCACCTACTACGGCACTACAAACAACATTGCCACGGTAGTCTACTCAAATGGAGGAAACCCAGTTGCCACACTCACGCTGACTTACGCTGTTCAGCCCCCAACAACAAACGACGAACGACTCGTCAATGTAACTATTTCCTAATATGGGACTCACATTCAATCCGTTCACAGGCAAACTGGACTATATCGGATCGGGCGGTGGTGGCGGATCGCCAACTGGGCCTGCTGGTGGTGATCTTTCTGGGACATACCCAAACCCGACAGTTGATGGTTTACAGGGTAGGCCAGTAAGCAACGCAATTCCGGTCAATGGTCAGGTTCTTCAGTATGATGGGGCGAATTGGGTTCCCGGCAGCATTCCATCGGGAGGCTCCGGTGGCGGTGGAGTTGTTTATTATCTCAACTTCAACACGGCGGCTGACGCACCTCTGACAAACATCCCGCAAACTCCTAATGCGACTAAAGAACTTGGACTTGTTGGAGAAACAACTGCGACAAGTTATCAATCTCCTATTCTTTCTACTACAAGTTATGTTTTTCTTGCTTCGTTTGTTACTGATCTCAATGTTCCATCTGCCACAGCAATCCCTGCTGGAATTTGGGATTTCAATATCTTCGTAGAATCAACGACCACAAATTCTGCAAATCAAGTTCGTTTCAAAGTGGAGATTCTTAAATATGATGGTGTAAATGCTCCAACGCTCCTTGCGACTTCTAACGATGTCTACATCTACGATCCTGCTGAAATCAATCAGGAGGTTGCATCAGTGGTCATGCCACAAACTACGATTCTTGCAACTGATCGAATCCTTGTTTATTTGTATGGACGGGCGAATCAAAACAACAATCGCCTTACATTCCATTTTGGCGGGCAATATCCATCGCATACTCATTCCACTATGCCATCCGTCACGGGAACTGGCGTTGCAAAAGTAGTCAATGGAGTATTCCAATCTCCTGCAAGCACAATTGTAAATGCCGATGTTTCAGCTTCTGCTGCAATTGATCAAAGTAAAATATCCAATCTTACCGCAGACCTTTCTGGAAAAGTAGCAAAGGCTGGAGACACGATGACTGGAAAGTTGAATCTGCCAGCATCAACGACTGCAAACAGTAGCTTAAATATCCAATACGGAGCTAATCCTACCTCTCCTAATCTGGGAGATATTTGGGCAACATCTGCTGGCATTAGAATGCGTAGAGGAACGATCTCTTCGCCAGAAACAGTAGATTTTGCAACTCTTGGTTTTAATACATTTACTGGAATTCAAACAATATCCGCTAGCTCAGTCGCTGGTCAAGTATTGAGTGTAACAAATCAAGCAACAACCGCTACTCCAAACCGTGCAGCAACTTTTTCAGCAAGCGGAACTGATGAAGTAGTAAGGATAACACAAAGCGGAAGCGGTGGTGGTTTAATTATTACAAATGCAAATGGAACAGGTGAGTGCTTACGCATTGAAGACGAGTCCCCCGAAACGACTCCATTTGTAGTTTCTGCAACAGGAAAAGTTGGAATTGGAACAAGTCCAGATACTACAGTTGGACTAAAATTAGATTCTTCTGGAGTTAAATTTAACGATAACACAGTTCAGACAACTGCCGCAGTAGCTCAAGTGCAGGCAGACTGGAATGCGACAACAGGGATATCATCGATTCTTAACAAGCCAAGCAAATGGACTATTCCACTCATGGCAAATATGCCATATTTTTTGAATGGCACCTTGGAGGCGGATATTACATTTATTTGTATTCCAATTAGTTTACTTACGGAAAGCGGCGTTGGACTGCCAATAAATTTGAGCATGTCTATTACGCAAGAATACGGCGGCACAACAAATTACAAATTTTTTATCGCTGCAAACAACGGAAATAACACAGGAAACTATCCATCATCAGGGTATCTTACAACTACACTCACTCCTTTGCCCGGAGTTGGAGGGGCTGGCGTCGAAATGATTAGCACCGCAGGAATTAATTTTACCACGACTGGGTCTCATATAAACATTGGAGTAAAGGCTCAAAGGGGGTCTGGGCAGACCAAAATAACTTCGATTCTTCTTCACATAGCAAGACAATAATTATGGACATAGAACTATCAAACGCCTTTGGTTGGCTTGCATCTAACTATGAGCGGTGGGAACAAAATGAATCTGATGCTGCTACAGTTTTGCGGTCATTTTTTACAAGACCAGACCCTCAACCAGAAGAGCAAAGCGCGTGGGCGCGTTCCAATCGAGAGGAACTACTAAATCTTTACGCTGAATCAAGTGTATCACTCATTGTATGAACGACCATCCTACATTTACCGGAATTATGGGAACAGCAACCTCAGTTACGGGGGTGTTGATCTCCCTCGTCCCGCACCTCGAAACAGGACTAAGAATCTCAGGCGCATTCGTCGGCCTCATCGCTGGCGTCTTGACATGCGTCTACATGTGGAAGAAGATAAGCTCGCTATGAAAATCGTAGAATTCATCACAAGCCGTCTCAAGGAGAAATCAACTTGGGCTGGGTTAACCACAATCGCTGCGCTGGTCGGTATCAACATCGACCCGGAGCAATTCTCTGCCATCGGCACAGCGGTGATCGCCATCATTGGCGCAATCGAGGTGTTCCGCCGCGAGAAGAAATGACCTCCAAGATCGTCATCTCTTTATGCTTGGCGGCATGGTGCCTCTTTGGAGTCTTGTTCCTTTCTGGCTGCGAAACGCTACGGTTCGGGGTGCAGACAGACTTTGGCACCTTCTCATACGAGCTTCCGACAAGGACGCTCAAAGACAAGTGACCTCCAAGTATAAAGAAGTTTACAAGCAGACCCCTAACTTTTCCAAGGGGAGAGTGATCATACCCAAGGCTGTGGTTCTACACCACACCTCTGGAGGATACAAAGGAAGTGTAGAGTGGTGCCTGAATCCAGATAGCATGGTGAGCTACCATTGTATCATTAAACGAGACGGAGAGCGCACAGTATTGGCAAGCGACAACGAGCGGACATGGCATGCTGGAAAAAGTTTCTGGAGGAACAAGCCTGATCTGAATAGCTGGAGCCTCGGATTATCTTTCGAGGGGGATACATACAAAGAACCGCTCTCAAAAGAAATGATCGAGTCGGCAATCGAGTATCTCGTCCCGCGCATGAAGAAGTTATCGTTAACGATAAAAGATGTGACCGACCACCGGACAGTCAGTCCAAACAGGAAGAATGATCTCAACCCCACCGAATACAATAGGTTCATGGGAGAACTAAAGAAACATGTATGAGTAAACCAAGTTGGTCATTCAAAGAAGTCAGCAGGAATGTTCATGTCTTCAACATCAACTTCCCAAAGGTTGGAGACGAGCAATGGTTCCTTCTGCAAAGCGATGTGCATTGGGACAACCCGCACTGTGACCGCAAGAAGCTCAAGAAGCACTTAGACCTAGCACTCCAGCGCAACGCGCCCGTATTGGACTTCGGGGATTTCTTCTGCGCCATGCAGGGGAAGTATGACAAGCGGGCCAGCAAGAGCGACATTAGGCCAGAACATCAGAACAACAACTATCTGGATAGTTTGGTAAACACAGCGGCTGAATATCTGGAGCCGTATAAAACAATTCTGACTGTGAGAGGAAACGGCAATCACGAATCATCAATCAAGAAGGCGCACGAAACTGATCTAAATGAGCGACTTGCAGAAAGGCTTAGACTGAACGGAGGAATTGCCCGCCGGGGTGGATACTCTGGTTATGTCCGATTCCAGATAACCAACAACAAGAGAACCAACGCATCGCTTGTCCTCTGGTATTTTCACGGAAGTGGCGGTGGTGGCCCTGTAACTCGCGGCGTCATACAAACGAATAGGCAGGCAGTATATGTTTCTGACGCAGATATCGTTTGCAGCGGACATGTCCACGAAAGCTGGCAGGTCGCCATCGAAAGGATCAAGCTGGGTAGGAGGGACCATGTAATCATCAACCGCCAGACCCATGTAAAGATCGCTGGATACAAAGAGGAATACGGAGATGGATACGGAGGCTGGCATATCGAGACAGGAAAACCACCGAAGCCAACCGGGGCATGGTGGTTAAGAATCTACCAACCAAGCGGGCTGCAAAATGGAAATGCCCTCGCGCCGGAATACGAGCTTTTTGAGGCGAGATAGCACTTGCATTTAGAATCCAACAGAATATCGTTAACGATAATCCCATGAGTTGCCACACGAACAAATGCTGTGATCCTTGCCCGCCCTGCGAAACATCTTTACCAGTTACATGTGAGCCGCTTGAAAGCACCACTGAGGCAGTATCTTTCGTTGTGGAAGACTCCGCATTCTGCAAGAAAACAATATCCGGCGAAGAGGGAGACATACCAAGGGTAATCGGTGGGAATATTGAGTTTACTTCCGCAACGGCGGCAGCGACACCCGATACCGTTGTAGCAAGAGATTCTAGCGGAAACTCTGCCTTTGCAAGATTGGACGCCACGGAGCTTCATGTAAACAATCCAGTTGGCGACACCCGCATTGAGTTGGGCGGATCGGGAAATGTCTACATGGATTTGAAAAATCCGAACTCGGATGACTATGACCTTCGTATTCAGGCCAGCGGAACCGATCCACGCATTTTGACAAACGCCGCCAAGCTACTTGTAGACGGCACAGTTGTCGCGCTCCAATCAGTAACAAATGGGGATGTAGGAATCGGAACAAACGCCCCCCTTTACAAGGTTGATGTTGTTGAAAACCAAACTGGTCAGACAGCAGTTCGCGCATACAACCCAGACACAGCCGGGGCATCTTCTGCTGGATACATCGCCCAGCAAGGTGGAGTTACGGCAGACTTCTTGGCAGAAGGCAACACGGAATTAAGCCTTGGGACACAGACCGCGCACCCAGTAATCATCAAGAGCAATAACAGTAATCATGTTTATCTGACTTCTTCTGGACTTGTTGGAATAGGAATTGCAACTCCATCCGCAAAACTCAATGTCCAAGACTCTTCTGTTGGAGATGTAGTTAGGATCACACAGCAAGGGGCAGGGGCACCACTGCGAGTAGAAGATGAAACAACCGATACAACCCCATTTATTATTGATGGAACTGGACTTGTTGGAATTGGAACTCCAACCCCATTACATAAGTTAGAGGTTGTTGGTGGCATTAGAAGCACGACAGCAACAGATGGAATTGGATATGCTACAGGCGCTGGCGGAACTGTAGTTCAAGGAACATCAAGAACCACTCCAGTAACAATTAATAAAATCTGCGGCACAATAACGATGTTCAGTGCTGCTGGTTCTGCCGCATGGTCATCGTTTACTGTAAATAATACTACAATTGGGTTAACGGATAATATTATTTTATCTTATTCTGGCGGATCAAATAATTATTTATTTATTCCGGGCAGAATAATTGCAGGAACATCGTTTGTAATCAGCTTTGTATCAATTGGTGGAACCGCTGTAGATTCCCCAGTAATCAACTTCACAATTATTAAATCAGTAACATCATGAACGACTGCACAAATTGCGACCCATGCCCGCCTTGCGAGACACAAGTTCCAGAAACCTGTGAAGCACTTCCAACAACAAACGATCCGAAGCGCCTCGTAGTTGAGGATTCTGGATTCTGCAAAAAGACGATTGTCGAACCATCGGAAATTTCAGTTTTACAATACGACGAAAATAATGATGTTTCGTGGCGGGACGGGTCACTTGCAAATCCAGTAAAACTTCCATTGCTCGATGCGCACACGATTGATAACATCCCTAGCATATTGGTTCTGAAAGCAGACGGGACCATCAAGAAGTGGAATCCATCAAATGCAGCAGATGAATACATCGCATATTGGGATGGATCGAATTGGAGGGTTGGGAATCTTGTATCATTGCTCCCCGCTGGCAATGGTGTTCTTACATCAAACGGAACAACGCTTTCATTCGTCAATGGAGTCAGTGGAGACTTTTTGCAAATCATTGGTGGGGCAATTCAATTCTCATCTGCCATACCCGGAGGAACCCCCACTGGACTAGTTGCTCCATTTGCTGGAGCAGCCGCCCCTTCTGGATGGATTCTTTGCGATGGATCGGCTTATGGAAGGACTTCACTTGATCCATCTCCTCAAGTTGCATTGTTTGGAGTGATTGGAACAACATACGGCGCTGGAGACGGTTTAACCACATTCAATGTTCCAGACCTTCGCGGCATGTTTGTTCGAGGATTAGATGCTGGAAGAGGAATTGATCCTGCTCGTGCATTAGGAACACAACAAGCATTTGGAACACAGGCACACAATCATACAGGAGTTACAGGAGGACAATCTGTAGATCATTCTCACGCATTTTCTGGAACAACTGGAGTTGATTCACCAGATCACACACACAATTCAACATATTTATCATATACATCACCACCACAAGTTGCAGGAGGATCGAGTGATGCGTGGCGTGGAGTTGGTGGTTTGTCTACAACAAGTGGAGCATCAACTCGACATACGCATGCATTTTCTGGAACAACTGGATTGAATAATGTAGATCACACGCACACAATTCCATCATTTGGAATTACAGAGACGCGCCCAGTAAATGTGGCGATGAATTTTATCATTAAGACCTAATGGCAAGTGAGGGATCAGTATTCGATGGATTCACAAGTGTAGTTGCCCAAGACGCGGCTACGCACCCATCGTATTTGCCAGAGTTTTATGTCTCTGAGTCGGTGAATAGAACATTCCGTGGAGGCATCAACCGCACTAGGCCGAGCATTAGGAACATCCGTATAGTAGCTGGAGAGAACCAGTCGGATTCTATCGTTAACGATATTCAGGTTGGGAATTTTCAAGGGGCATATCCTTATAGAAAAGTAAATTATGAGTCTAATGATGGGATTCTTATTTCAGTCGCTGGGGTTATATATTTTCTAAAGATCATCAACAATACTGCGTATGCCTACAAGCTGATTGATGGCAATGATGGAAGCATGATGCACACATGGTTCGTGCAGGCAGAAAACCGAGTATATATCCAAAATGGATATCAGAACCCAATAGCTTGGGACGGGGATTTAAGCATACCTGCATACAGGCTAAATCCGCTCGCAAGGCAGATGCCAATAGGAACCTTGATGGAATACGCTTTTGGTCGTGTATTCGTGGCAGACAGATTCAATCAAATTTACGCATCTGATATTATCTATGGCAATGGCTTCACAGACACAAAGAACACGGAGAACTTTACCGAGATAACCTATTGGTCTGGCGGCGGAGCATTCTCAACACCCAGCACAATGGGCAACATTACCGCCATGAAGGTGATGCCGTATATCGGGGGCAACCTTCGCGGGCAGGGAGAGCTTGTTGTTCTTACTGGGAATGGCGCTTTCTCAATGGATGTTGGGCTGCCGAGGAGCAGTTGGTCAACACAGCAAATCCAGCGCATATCGCTTCTTGGTCGCGGGTGTGCCAGCCCATACACAACGCTTGTGAATAGTGAACTTTGGTTCCGCAGCCACGATGGTTGGGCATTCTATTCCAATAGCCAATCTGATTTCGGGCGATACTTCTCCATGAGAAAGTTGTCCCGCGAGGTAAACAAGTGGGTTGATAGAGACACGCGTTGGCTGCGTCAGTTTGCAAGCACGATGTATTATGACAACTATCTTCTATCAACTGTTGCTCCAGAGATTAAAAGAACATCTGCACCCGGACTTCATAGATACCATAGGGGGATGACCGCGCTTGACCTTGACCAATCATCAAGCCCGTCACCAGACGCACAGCTTTCATTCAGGTGGAACGGATTGTGGACCGGCGTAAGACCTACACAAGTTCTTACCGCACTTATCAGCGGCGAGCAAAGGGGATTTGTATTTTCCTTTGATAGTGACAACAAGAACAGGCTTTACGAGGTGACTCAAGAGCAGGAAAACGACTATAACGAGAATGGAACTGTTCCGATTGAGTCGTTCTTTACAACGGGGAGATACAGCTTTCAAGGAACTGGAGCCACGAATAGGTTTCTACGAAAAAGGATTTCCGGCGGGGAAATGTGGTTGAGCGAGATAAAGGGTCAGGCCACAACATCGACTGAGTATAGGTCAGACTCCAATCCGTGCTGGTATGACTTGATGGAGCCAAGCACATTCGGCTGCAATCCATGTCAGCCCCAAGCCGTTGATTGTATTCCACAAAGGGGAGGTAATCTTTTCAAGAGATACAAGTTTAATACGCCCGATCCCAAAGATTGCAGCAACATATCGGAGATACCCGCAATAGAAGGAAGCGAGTTCCAGTTAAAGGTAAACATAAGCGGGTCTGCAACAATTGATAGGCTGAGAATCATGGCGAACATCAAGAACAACGAAGACTCTCCGGTTGGCGACTGCCCAGAAAACAACGAGGAATGCCCGCCATTTTTGTGTTGCCAAGAAAGATATTGGGATTACTCTATCAATCAATCATAACCTGTGGACAATCAAGATTCATCTCCAGCACTCATTTTTCCAAATGTTCCAGACGACTTTTGTCCTACTGGTAATTGGACTGATGTATTTCAGCAATTCATTGATACTGTTCTGACTAACGGAACAATCAACATCCCCGGACTTGGAGATGTCACCCCACAGCAGATTCAGACGATCAATGACTATCTTCTCAATCTACAGAATCAAATTAACATCCTTGCCGATGTTCAAGTTCGCCAAGGAACCGTTTCCGCGCTTCCAATAAATGACTCAACGCATTCTGTAACATTTACAGCCGCAATGCCAAGCGACAACTTTAGGGTTGCATTCACGCCGCGCCTTGCAGCCTCTGCCGGAAGCGCATCATACCCAACATTTATTCTTCAGACTGGCAGCAAGTCAATCAATGGATTCTCTTTCTTGTGTGAGAACAATGGTTCTCCAGCGATCATTTCAGAAGTTGAGTGGGTAGCAATCCATTCTTCTTAAACAACAAAACCATAAACCATAAACCAAAACCATGCTAAAAGGAACCGACCCCAAACTGACGCTCGATGGAGCGCCCACACAGAGCCGCATCAAAGAGGAAATGGGCAATCAAAAGCTGAACAATGTCAGCAAATCGCCCTACTCCGCGAAGCCTCTCCCGACTGTTGGTAAGCCCGTCAAATAATTATCGGTAACGATAATGGCTGACACCTATGCCGAGATGGCAGAACTCGTCCGCGATTTCGTGGGCGATTCTGGCACCTGTTCAATTGAACGCGCAAAGAAAGCGGTCAATGAGGCAAGGCGCTTGCTCTGGGAAAAAAGGGAGTGGAATTCCACCGCTGAGTATGTCTGCATCTGCTGTGTAGACAGATGCTTTACCCTGCCGAACCGCTATTCCCAAATCAAGCTTGCTTGGATAGGAAACAATTCAGCATCACTGGCAGACGAGTGGTTCAATGCGACTGACTCTTATGCCCTTCAACCGCGAAACTCCTGCCACAGGCTAATCACCGAGGCTGGAGGACGGCATGTTGTCTTCCGAGACTACACATCCGCACCATACCAGATTGCCGTTGTGGCAGAGGATATCGATGATGTTGGTGTGAAGCTAGTCTTCGATGCCCAAGACGAGTATTCGACATACCGCAGGCTGGAGGTGACATCTGTCGCCCCACCGAATATGGCACTCTCCACGGAAAGAGTTGTCTCGATCAGGGGAGTGACAAAGCCGAGGACGCAGGGACGAATCCGCGTGTATGCATGGAATCCCGACAACGGACAGAAGCTACTCCTCGCCGTGTATCAACCGCAGGATGTGAATCCTACATTCAGGCGGTTTAGAATTCCAAAAACCTGTAAGCAGATCACGATCTATGCCGCGAAGAAATACTTCGATCTTGAGAATGACACCGATCTGGTTGAGTTTACCCCAGAAGCAATGCGCTTCGCCTGCTTGGCACTTAACTCTCTCGCAAATAGAAAGCAGCAGGAGTATTTGGTAAACCTCCAGCTTGCCATTTCAGAGGAGGAGAAGGCGATGGAAAGCGACGAGATTCCAACCGCCGGACCACTCCGCATCGCAGACTACCGCCGCCCAGACAATCTTATAGTGGATACATTCCTATCCCCCAGCGCAAACGACTACTTCATGTATCCATGACATTAGAGATTCAAGAGCATCAACCAATGCAGTTGGTAAAGAACCGGATTGACCCGATGGAGGTTTCTGGATACAAGAATCCAGATGATGTATTGAATCTCGCGGAGTTGGAGATACTGCAATGCCCGCCAGTAAGCTGTCCAGTAACACACAGATTCACGCCAAACCTTTACACGCGGGAAATATTCATTCCGAAGAATACGCTCTTAACATCGTTGATGCACCTGACCACCCAGCCGTTCTTTATTCTCCAAGGAGATATATCGGTTTGGTATCACGAGATCCCTGTGCAGAGATACAAAGCTCCATACATAGGAATCACAAAAGCCGGGACTCGTAGACTGCTTTATGCCCATGAAGACACGATTTGGGCAGCGTGTTTCGTCACCACACTGACCGATCCAGACGAGATTGTGGACGCGGTAACTGCAAGAGACTTTAATCCTCACATTGACAAAGACCATCCGAGAATGCAAACTTGGAGGAACATCTCCATAGAAAACTGATATGCCTTGTTACATTAACATCGAAGATAGATACAATGTTAGGTCTCTAAATCTTAGGCATCAGTATAATGTCTTTGGCGCTACGGCTACTGCACTTGCTGTTGGGGCTGGCGCCCTTGCCGTTGGCGGCGCGGTTGCTGGTGGAATCATGTCAAGCCAATCCGCTGGTCGCGCAGCTAAAAGGCAAGACCAAGCATCCGCCCAATACCAACAGCAACTCAACGAAGCCACAAAAGAATTTCAAGAAAAAACAGATAGGCTTGAAAAGGATATTAGGGCCGTTAATCCAGACATTCAAATACCCAAGTTCAATTTAGAGGGGGCTACTCTTGAAGCAATTAGAGAAGCGAACAGGGTTACTGAAAATACTATCAATCAAATCGAAAGAATAGCACCCGGAAGCGCACAGGCGAGACAGCAGACAGGCGCAATAATAAACAGTTGGCTCCGAGGGCAAATACCATCAGATGTTCAGCAGCAAGTTTTACAAACAACAGCAGAATTTACTGGTGCTGGATTTAACCCAGCAACTGCTGGAAGAGTTGGGGGATTCCAGATGGCTCAAGGGCAGCTTGCGAAAAACTTAGGACTAACATCGTTTAAAATTCAACAAGCAGGAATGGAAGCCGATTGGAAAAGAACAGCCGAGGCATTTAGGTTCTACCAGTCTCCAGTTGAAATGATGACGCTCGGTCTAACTGGACGCGCACAAGATATTGGGATTGAAGAAAGAAATATTGCCAATCGTTTCCGCCAACTTGGAATGATCGGAGACATCAATACGCAGCTTTACGCAGCAAGAACAGGGCAGGCAGAAGGCGTTTATGGCGCACAAATGGAGTCTATAAAAACACGCCTCGCCGCAGATCAGGCTGGAGCGCAAGCAATCCAAGGAATCGCATCCGCAACATCTGGAGCATTGTCTGGAATAGGAGCGGCAAAACAAAGAACAGACTACATTGGCGCACTCAATAACCTTTCAAGTTCAATGAAGGGGGCTTACGGATAAAATATGACACTACCAGCAATGATCACAGAGTTCGGAACGCAGCAGGCCAATTACGGGGCCGCTGTTGGGGAATCTCTTGTCAAATTGGGGCAGCAAGTCGGGCAGCAACTTGCAATGCGCGAGTATCAGAAGCAGGCTGCTACCGCGCTTCCCGCATTGCAAGAGAGCTACAAGAATGCTTTCGGTAAGATCAGCCGTGGAGAAGTTGCAGATGGATATGCCGACATCCTTTCCGCATCAATGAATCCAGCTGTAGTATCAAATCCTTTTTTACAAACAGTTGCAAAACAAGCCGAAGAGCTTGCAAGAAATGCTGGTAATGTCGTGGTTCAGCAAGGATTTCAGCGCGGTAGTGGTGGAGGTGGCTCAACGGTTCCTGCACTTAATCCAGAAGATTATGGATACAGAACGCCACCAAAGCAGCAGCCAACAGCTGCAACCAGAGTAACAGATACTGGGGAGCCACTTCCCGAAGGAGGCACACAAGAAGAAGGTGATTATGTTTCACTTGGCGAAGGGCCATCAGAAGCTCCATCAAATATTCCACAATATAGGGTTGTGGCAATTGACAACGCCGCAGCGGTGGCTAATAAACCAGTAGAGCAACAAGCCGAGGCCGCAAAATCTTACGGAGTCACTAACTACGATAAAAAGAACTTTGAACTTTACACTGTAAGCGGAATGGAGAAATACCTTCCCGGCTTTAAGGGGTTCAGAGTTCCAACAGAAAAGTGGGTTGAGACTTCGTCAAGAATGACCGAAAGGGGGAATGTTCTTCCTAGTTCTCAACTTGTAGCTCCACATGCTAGAAAGAATTTCCTTGAAGGTCCGGGACAGGGACAAAAATCTACATTGCAAAGTGCCAAAGATGCTGTTTCAACAATGGAAGACAGAAAGATGTCTGAACTCTTTAAGCAGTTCAACGGAGACATTTATTCATTGAGGGCGGCAACATCTGAACGCGGTGTGGCAATGGGAAAAACGGCATATGATGTTCAAACTCCAGAAGGAAAAACTGTCTCAATTACAGACAGGCAATATGAGGCTATAAGGTTTTTGGGTGGAGTTGTTCCGGCGGTTGCCGTAGGGGCTGGAGATACGCCAGCGGTATTTGCAGAAAAGAAGATGAATCCTAAAGACGCGATTGCCGCTGCAAAACAAGAACTTGGTGCTGGAGCATCAAAAGATCAGATAATCAAGCGGGCAAAAGAGCTTGCATCACAGTAGTGTCTGAACCATAAGTGATATATGGTTGACGAATTTGAAGCGGCCTTCACGGAACTGGAAGGCGAAGACCCATTTGAGAAGGCATTTGCAGAATTCCAGATGGAAGGAATGGCTCCACAGGCAAGGATGGAGCAAGAGATGGTTGGCGAACTTGCCGCCGTTCCCCAAAGAATAAATCTTGGCAAACCGCTTCCTGTTGGAGGAGAGCCGATGGTCGGAGGGCCGGATGTTCTGGCTATGGAGCCGGGGCAGACCAAGACCTTCATGGAAGGGCCGGAAGGAAAGCCTGTAGAGGTTCGCAGGGCAGAAGCTATAGGAATTACTGGCAAGCCGATTCCACAACCTATTAGTCCAGACGGGCTATCATATGAAGCTAGGGCAAACCTGATAAAGCAGAAGCAAGACGAATCAAGTAAGACTCAAGTTTCTGGAATCACAATGGAACTTCAAGGCGGTGAAACTCCTTTAATGAAGGAGATCAACGATCTTCGCCGCAATCAGCTTGAGCATGATTCCCGCTACAAGAAATGGCTGTCACAGATGGTTGGCGGCGGGACTGGGGTTACTCCTTCTGGAGAGAAAGTAGAAACCGTAAAAAGAATGCCTGCTGCAATCAAGGCGGTTGGCGACTTCCGCCAGCAGATCGATGACATTATCGTTAACGATAACTTCCTTGAGTATGCGGCTAAACAGGGATATGCCACACCCGGATTCTTGGAAAGGAAGCTGGGCAGGATCGGAATAGGAACTGCGGAGTATGAGGATGAGATCGCAAAGATGCAGGCCAATCCAGAGGTTCGCAGACTTGCTGAAGAGTGGGCAATGACCACGCCAGACTTCGCTGAAAACATCACAGACATCTTTGGTCGCGCATGGGACGGATATGCTGGCGCAGTTGGCGCTGGAAGCGTTGGAGGAGTCGGGCTTGCACTCAAAGCCACTGGATTTGAAAACGCAGGACAGACCCTTGTGGATGCAGCAGAGTTTGCAGATGAGATGCGTGAGCGTGGGCAAGACCCAAGAAAAGTTGGGGCGCTATCCCAATTCGGCAGGGATGTGTCTGGTGGACTTGGATATACAGCGGGGGCAATAGTATTTGGTGGAACAGTAAACGCCGCTAGGTCTTCTCTTGGATTTAACACACCAAGGATTATAGATATATTCCAAAAGGGAGGCATCCTTACCTTTTCCGGCCTCAACAGTGCATGGGCCGGATACTCTGAAGCACGGGCTAATGATGCTACAGACGAGCAGGCAAAGCAGGCTGCACTATTCTCCGCACTCACACAAGCTCCGCTTGAATTGGTTTCCCCATTGCAGAAGTGGATAGGCCGCTTTGATCCCGCGCAGCAGAGCAGAATCTACAAAGGGCTGAACAAGGCAGCCACAGCGGTGATTGAAGGAACAGAGGAGGCGCTATTCAACGAGATGCCCCAGCAAGTCGCTGGCAACTTGGTGAAGAAGTATGTCTATGATCCCAACCAAGACATTTTCGAGGGAGTCGAGTATGCTGGTGGAGTTGGTGGAGCATCAGGCATTCTTGCTTCCATTTTCACCCAAATGCTTGGAGTGAAGAGGGCGCAGAACAAGGCGATGCAAGGCGACGAGCTTGGCTCCAAGCAGGAGGAGATAGACACATCCGCCGATCAAGAATCTGAGAATCTGGCACCAGACCCAGAGTCCGCGCTTGCCGCCCAGATGATGGAGCGATCCAACCAGATCGACGCCCTCAAGAAGGAGATCGAGGATGACGAGCTTGGCCTGCAAGCAATCGAGGAAGGCACTCCAGAGCGTCAGCAGGCAGAGATGGCGATCAATGACAAGAAGCAGAACCTTGTCAGACTGGAGGAGGAGTTCAACAATCTATCCGCCGCGCCAAAAGCAGCACCGAAGAGGGAAGAGACGCAGACGAAGGAGCAAGTGACCGCGAGGATCGAGGAACTCAATAACGAGTTCGACGCCTTGGATGAGAACGATACAGCGGGGCAGGACAGGGTGAACAGGGAACTCTTCGCGGAGCAGAATAAACTCGCCGCGCTTACTGCTGTTGAGCAGGGAATCGAACCTCAAGCCACAACGCCGACACGGGCGGCTGCGAGGCCACCATCGGGCAGGGAATATCCTTATGGCACATTCTATCCAGAGAGGCCGATACTCAATGCATTCGTCAAACAAGCAGACAAGGCACTCAAGGGAATCAAGGCGGTTGGTAAACGCGCACAGAAGCTCAAGAATGCTATTAGAACTGGCATCACTAAGAACGCTGGATTCCTCGCCGGAATAGGGGCGAATGTTGTCAGTTCGGAAGAGTTTGCCAGAATATCCGGGCGCAAGCCAGTAACCGCAGATAGTGGAACATACATGGCAGCCTACTCTGGAGGGAAGCTCTACTTGGTTCTTCCTGATGTGAATCAACTCAAGGATGCGGCTATCAAGGGAGAGAAGCGGGCTGCAAGCAAGGATGCCGCACTCGACCAAGAGTCGCGGGCTGCTTCCAAGAAGCTGGAGGAGGAGATGATCCACCTCTCGATGTATAAGGCCATCCAAGAGGAATACGCCAAGCAGAAGAAGCCCAAACTCACCGAGCAGGAGTTCATGGTTCAGCGGATCACGCAGATCGCGAGGGAAGTCAGAAGGACGAACCCTGATGTAGTCCCGAATGTTTCACAGGTGTATCTTGGTAAGATACAGAACTTGGACGATGTGACGCTCTCAATGGAATTCATGCGTATGGTGATCCAGCGCGTGAGGACTGGGCAGATCACGGAAGACTTGAACGCAATCCGCGCAGCAGAGAGAGAAGCATTCACAGACAAGAGCAGGACGGCGATCTCACAGTTCAAGAATGCCATCCTCAATGCCCTCCAGATGCTACGCAATTCCCTTGTCAGATACCTTGGCAAAGGAACCTCGACGCGGGAAGTCAAGAAGATGGAAGATACCATCAACGGAATCTTGGACGAGTATGGCATCGTCGGCGGGGAGGCGAACTATGAGTTTAAGGACTACAGTGCCGCGCAGCCAACCAGAGCAGCGGCACCGGAAGCCGCTGTAACGACAGAACCGGAGGCAGAAGCTGTTACAGAACCCGCCGCAGAGCCAGTATCGTCAACGATAACGGCGCGGGCGGGAGTGACTCCGCAGATGAATGATCGCTTTGTTGGCCTCTACGAAGCCGCACTTCGCGGAGACAAGAAAGCCGAGGCAGAAGCGCAGAAAATGGTAGACGCGGCAGCAAGGGCCGCTGGGTATAATTCGCCAAGACTGTTTCATGGTAGCGCCACATCTGAAAGTAAATTCACATCCTTCTTGAAGGAAAAACTTGGACTCGCAACGGGTGCGCCATCTGCAAAGAAGGGCTTCTTCTTCACAACAAGAAAGAAGACGGCAGAGTTCTACATGTATGCTGGTAACTTCCTTTATACAAAGAAGGAAAGTGAAAATCTTAGGAAAAAGAATGCAAAGATTATCAGTGAATACAAAGACATCCTCAGGAGAACAGAAGAACTTGCAGAGAGCTTCCCAGAAGCCAGAGAGAGAATATTAAAAGATACGGAAAGGATGAGGGCAGACATCGAAAGGATGTCAAAAGAACTCGATGAGCAGCCGCTTCCTCAGAGATATGAAGTTTACCTTTCACTCAACAATCCTCTCGTCAAAGACTTCAAGGGTTCCGTTTATCGCGAAGAGTCATACAACAACCTTTTGAAGAAGGCGAAAGAGGAAGGCCGAGATGGGGCGATATTCAAAAACACCTACGATGCTGGAGAGACAGGAAGACTTGACGCAATTCTCAAGGGAAGGTTCTTGCCGGAAGACATCTATGTTGTCTTTGAGCCAGAGCAAATCAAGTCCGCCGACCCATTCACATTCTTCGACAAAGAAGACCCGATGGTGACTTCTGGGCAGTTCAAAGAGGGGGCATTAGTCCCGCTCTCAATGAGATTCGATCCATCAACAACAATCATAGCAAGGTCTGGAATTGAACCTACACCAGAAGCTGCCCCAAGAGCAGCACAACCAAGGGCCGCATCAGTTCATAGAAAACTGACGGATGATATGGTCAGCCAGATTGAGGGGATGATCGAGCAGATCAAGCCCCGCCGCTCCCGTGCAGGGAAGGAATATGTCTCGCGGACAACCAAGAAGGGGAAGACATATCCGGCAGCACTTGTTTCTCCATACTCGCTGGGAGTGAATCTCTATACCAGCAACACCTCAGAAGAGGCAGCGAAGGCGCTGACCAAGATATTCAAGAACAATCCAGATGCGGACTTCTTCTCTGTGGCTTCCGATATTGGAAATGGACTGAACAGATTCAACCTCTCGCAGTCGGAGATCGCCAGCATCACTCCGATGATCTACAAGCTGATGCCAGCCTATAGGGAACAGATCATGGATTCCTCCGCGTCAGCCAAGGATCGTGAGTCTATCGCACTTAACTCTCTGGATGTGGAGGCGAATCTTGCGAAGCTGATTGTCGATCAGCAGCAAGGCAGCGCGAGGACACTCAACGCAGCAAAGACCGTGAGGCAGATTGGCTCCGCAGGAACAGCGGTGGCTGCATACAAGTCGAGAGTTGTGGCATCACTTGCCGACCTCTACACAATCGTGAAAGGAAACTTCACGGAGGTAGCGGAAGCTGTCCGTGGAGACAGGAGGCAGGCTATCGACAATGTATTCGCCCTCAAAGGAGTCATCTCCCGCATTACGGAACTGAGGAAGATCGCTGAGAAGAACCCGCAGGCCGCTGCGGATGCTATCAGAAAGGCAGTAGCCAAGAAGAAGACCCGCAAGGCGCGTGAGATCGTCCTTGAGTTCTGTGCCTCAATATTCGATCTGGGCGGGGACAAGTATGCCAACATGATGGTGGATGAGACTGCGAAGGCGATCATGTCCATCGGCGCGGCAAGGAAGGGATTCTCTCCAGACGATGTCTACAAGTATGTCTATCAGGCATTCTCCGCTGTGGCTAAACAGACCGCTAGGGAGATCGAGGAGAAGGGTAAACCCGCCAAGGAGAAGGTGAAGAAGAAGCGGGAAGGCAAGTTCCTCGCTCAAGTGAAGTCGGTTATCGGTAACGATAATGACTACAAGCTATTCATCGCGGAGCTAAAGAAGAAGATCGGTGAGCAGTATAGCGACAAGAGGGAGTTTGAGAATGACTACAAGGAACTCTTCTCGATGCTTGCGGACAGGCAATGGAGCGATGCCATGCGGAACCAAGCGATCAAGGATTCCGCTGATTTCCTTGAATACAAGTTTAGCGACCTGATCACCTACATCGGGGAGAATAGATATGCCGCGCAGGCTGCGGTGACCGCCCACATCAAGGCGGAACTCAAAGGAGTAGGAGCAACGGATGAGCAAGTAGAGAAGTTTATCTCCGAGACGCAAGCCTACTTGGATGAGGAGACTGCCAAGCGGGTGAAGAAGAGTCTTGGTTTCGAGGTGAACAAGGAGACTGGAAAGATCACCGGAGGCAAGATCGAGAAGGAGGCGATGAAGAAGGTCGCTACTGCGGAAGAGCGGTTCAAGCTGGCTACCACGCTCAAGGGACTCACCAAACTCGCGGCAAGCGACTACCGCGCATTCGTGGACAAGCTGAACGAACTCATCATCCTTGAACTTGGCTTTGACGAGAAGACATCGAACGAACTCTCTAAACTGATCGAGAGCGAGATGACGAAGGCCGTGCAGGCGCAGCGATCAATCAACTTGGAACAGGCGATCCAGCGGGCGCAGGAAAAACTCTCACAGAACAACATTAAGCCAAAGGCCAATCAGAGAACACTCCTCCAGAGGCTGATGGAGATGGCTAACATGGGCCAGCTTGATGACCTTGGAGTCTACGAAGCATTCCGCCAGACACACAACTTCCAAGAAGGATATCTTGAGTGGAGTCCAGAGTTCGCCCAGATACTTCGCGAATGGGGCGATAGGATATCCGCGCTGCCGGAAGGAGTCACCCGCGCCATCGAAGAGCAGAAAATGGGAAGGTTCTTGCTACAGAAGCAAGGCTTCACAACCAGAGACTACTTCTCAAGCTACTGGTATTTCGCGCTCCTCTCACAGGTCGGAACGCAGGCAGTCAACTTCCTTGGCAGCACCTTCAACCTCCTTGGTAACATGGCTGTCTGGTCTATCTACACGAAGGGGAAAGCAACCGGGCCGATGCTCCGCGCACTTTATTCAGCAACGATCCGTAAGGAAGCCCCGTCGAGGAACTCGTTCGCCTATGTCATGCAGACAGGATTAAACCCGTCAGGCATCCAAGATGACAAGTTGATGAAGTATCCGAAGCTCAATGTGCTTGAGGGTGCAAACCCAGAGAACACGCCCAAGTTTGTCTATGGACTCACAACCTATGGTGACGGGAAGATCGAAGCGATTCCGAGGTGGCTGAACTCAGTCCTCACTACTGTCAGTCCGAGGGGTCTGATGCGCATCATGCGGGCAACAGATGCCTTCATGCGAGAGGCTGCTTATGAAGTTAGGGCAGCGTCATTCGGCGCGAAGGATTTTGAGGTCGATGCCTACGAGGCAGCGAAGAGGCAGGCAGAGGCTGAACTCGCATCCAGTAAATCTCGCGGCAAGCTGAAGGAAAGAGAAGTCATCATCCGCGCAAATGAGATATATGCAAAGCAGAGGCTTGGAGATCAGAAGCGAATCGATGCCGAAAGAGATGCGCTGGAGAGCGTTTATTCACAGGAACCAGTTGGAGTCGTAGGATTCATCGCAAGCCTTGGTAATAAGCTACTTCAGGTCAGCCCGATCACGCAGCTATTCATTCCTTTCACCAATGTCGTGGCGAATGTTCTTAACGAGAACCTCAACTATCTCCCGTATGTCAGCGCGGCGAGGCTTGCGCCATATGTCAAATTAAGTCCGCTACTTCGCGGTAAGATCGAACTCAAGCCCGGAGCGGAGAAGAGTCCATTCATCCTTGGTAGGGAAGAAAAGGCGGCAGATATCGCAATCAAGGGGATGATTGGAACAGCAGCCTTCGCTTTACCAGCCATAGTTACAGCACTCCTTGGTGGAGATGACGAGGATCAAGAGAGCAGACCGCCAGTCCAGTTCTACGCTACTGGGCCAGCAGACCCAGAGCAGAATAAGATTTGGAGAGAGAACGGCGGGTCTAATTACTCTATCAGGGTGGGGGACAAGTATGTTTCCTATCTCTACACGCCGCTCGTTATTCCGATTGCAGCCGGATCGATGTTCGCAGATGCCGTAAAAAGGTATAGAGAGAAGCAGGAGAAGCAGCCGATTGAGATTACAGATGCAGCCCTAACAGTCATCGCCGCTCCATTTGCCATCGGATTCGTTGCCGCCCTCGACCAGTCATTCCTTACTGGTGTGGCTGATCTCATCGAACTCAAAGAGGCGAGAGACTTACCGAAGGATGCCACAAGAATCGCGACCAATATTATCTCCCGTCTCGCTGTTCCGGGTATCCTGCGTGACTTCCAGAAGACAATCACAGACGAGAAGCTGGAAGGGGACACAAGGCTATCAAACCTAATCCGCGAGATGCCCGGAAGCTCATTCTTCCTCGACAAGAAACTCGGCTACTTTGGCGACCCAGTCAGATACAACTCTATCATGGTAGAGAACGGGCCGGGTCGCAGGGCATTGTCACTTGTGGGAAGAATTGCATCCAGCGAGACACCCGACCCAGCGTTCTCCGTCCTCTACAGGAACGGACTCATCCCGCCCAAGTGGCAGGGTAGCCTTGAGTGGAGCAGTGGTGTGAGGATGACGCTGGCAGAGCAGAGAGAGTTTGTCCGCATTGCTGGCCCGCTGATGAAGGAGTGGGTCATCGACAATGCCGACACTCTCGATGAACTCCCGACAGAAGAGGCACAGGAATACTTAGCCAACAACCTTGGAGAGATCAGAAGGGGAGTAAAATCCCAGCTTCAGATGGACAAGGAAATTCCGTTTGAATAGCAATCAAAGAGTGGTAGAGTTTCCGCAGCAAAGAGCGTTTCTTTGTTTCGTTGTATTTGTTCATATGTGTTGAGTGGGGAGGTCGGTAAAATGGCCTCCCCACTATCGTTAACGATAATAGACAAAAGTGTTGACAATAGCAACAGATGTGTTATCTTGATCTCCTATGCCAGAAAAAACCAAACCGACAGTAAAGCAGGACATGCAAGAGGAGATTTTTCTCCGTCTTGTGGAAGCAACAGCAAACAGTGGAGTCTTCGCTCTTGGTGAACTCAAGAACGGGGACGAGGCTGCGAAGATAGCCAGACACCTTCGTGGAGTAGCAGAGATTGTCTCCTCTGTTTACGAGAAATGAAGGAGTCCGGTCACTACTACGCGGCGGATGGGACAGCCGTCTTTGAGGTGCCAAACAAGTCGAAGGGCGGCATGCGTCCTACGACACTCAAAGACTGTAAGACCCTTGGTCTTTACCCATCAGTCACGACGATAATGAAGGTTCTGGCGGCACCGGAACTGGACAAGTGGAAGCAGCAGCAAGTGTTGCTTGCGAGTCTGACGCTCCCCCGCAACCCAGACGAGTCTGATGAGGACTACTGTGCGCGGGTTATGGAGGACGCGTTCCAGCAAGTAACAGATGCCGCCGATCTGGGAACCAGCATCCACAAGGCGCTGGAGAACCACTTCCAAGGGCTACCATACGCTCCAGAAATGGAAAGTTATGTTTCCCCCGTGAAGGAATGGGCGGCAAAACACAATGTAAAGTTCCTAAAGCACGAACTGCGGTTAGTGAATCAGGAACTTGGCTATGCTGGGACAACTGACGCCTTGATTGAGGCTGACGGAGTCTTGCATGTGCTGGACTACAAGTCGAGGAAGACTAAACCAGAATACAAGGTGACTCCATGGTCAAAGGAGCCGATGCAGATTGCGGCGTATGCCAAGATTGTCGGCGCTCCCCGTGGCGTTAACCTGTATATCAGCACCACTGAGCCGGGCCGAATTGGCGAGGCTTGGTATGAAGAAGAGACAATCAACGCCGAATACGAGGCGTTCAAACATGTTGTTGCCTATTGGCAGCATGCAAACAACTACAAACCACCAACAAAGTAAACACATATGAGTCAACTACAAGGAATAGAACAGGGTGATGTCATCAAAAGCGTCACCGGAACCATTACGAAGCTCTGGGAGCCGAAGACATTCCAAGGGAAGAACGGGGAATGCACAAAGCAGGGCGGGGACATTGAGATCGACGGAGAGATATATGGTCTTGCCGTTTGGGAACAAGTCCTTGACCAGAGCTTGAAAGGAAAACAAGTCACCATATCCGCGACCCGTGGCAAAATGGGCTTGAATGGCGTCAAGCTCGACCATGAGAAGTATCAGTCCAAAAATGGCCCAGTAGACCGCGATGTCATCAAGGTGACAAAGACTGGAAGAGTGTCCGTAGATGGAGAAGTGCAGGATAAACCTACCAAAACCGCCATAAAGTCCCATAATATTGATCAAAGTGCTATCAATTCTGAACAATTATTGGACGAATTGGTGCTTGGTCATCGTTACATCAACGACCTCGTCCGGTCTGCTTATGCCGACAAGAAGTATGACGAAGAGACAATCCGCACCTATGTGAGTTCGATCTTCATCGAGGTAAACAGGAAGGGGATCAAGGTCGGTAGTCAGCCACCGCCAGCGCCGAAGCTCGATCCAATGGACTGGGGCACAGCAGTTGTCCCGTCAGGTAGCAACAAAGGCAAAACCTTGGCAGCAGTAGGCAAGCCCGCGATCAAGAAGCTCTACGAGCATTACCTTGAGAAGGGATTCACCTCTGACTTCGCGAAGTGTGTCGAGCAGGCGGCTAAAGACCTCCAGCTTGATGAGTCCGGCGACCCAGACGATTTGGCGAACATGCCAGATCAAGCATGGGATTAACATGGTCAGCGACATCGTTAGTGATGTTCTAAGAATAATGAGGGAGGGGAATATTCTCATCAAGGATATGCCCCGTCTCCTCAATGCCTACCTTCCCTATGATGAGCAGATATCGGAGGGGAGATCAGGCGCGGTGCAAGTCAGCCGTTGGCTTGCTCTCGACAAAGAATACGGCGTAACCCCGCGAGGAAATGTTCTCCTCGCACTATTGCAGTTCAGTAAAACATATGAAACAAAGTAAACTCGAAATGTTCAGCCCGACGAATGACGGGCAGTTGGTCAACGAGGCGACATACCTGAAGCACATGCTCCAGTTCGCCTCCGAGGAATGGAAAGGCATCCAGATGAACGAGACATTGGTCAAGAAAGTCTGGGAGAAGGTCAAGAAGAACACCTATCTGGAAGACAACGCAGCCGACGAAGTTGCGGAGATGTATGAGAAGATGTCGTTTGACTATGAGGCGGCAGTAGATCTGTCGCAGTCCAAGGAAAGCGAACCTATCGTTAACGATAATCCAGAACCAGACAACGAGAAGCTGGAGCTTGTCGAGTGTGTGAAGGATGGCTTGGAGCTATCGAGCTTCACCAAGACATTCGACCTTGGTGCGGGACTCACCCAGTGCGTTCCCAAGGGCAAAGTAGACATGAAGGATTGGGTCAAGGCATTCGCATTCGGCCTGACTCTGGAGTCTGGAAGCCAATGGATCATTGGTGACGCTGTGGTGGCACTCGAAAACGCGGGCCATGAAGATGTGGTCAATCAACTATGCGCCCAGTTCAAGAAGAACTACAGCACAGTGAGCGGATACGCGAGAACCTGTAGGGCATTCCCGAATAGCGAACGCGATCCCATGCTGCCATTCACAGTCTATAGAGAGATTGGAAATGCCGACCTCAAGAAGCCCAACATGCTTGCACTTCTCGACGCGGCAAAGAAAGAAAGTTTGTCGAGCCAAGAGGTGCGCGGCAGAGTGAGAGAGGCGCAAGGCAAGGAAGAGCCGATGAAGCAGCTTCCTCACAGGTTCTTGATACTGAATGTCTCCAACTTCAGCAACTCTGAGGTTGTGAGGGAGGTTCCAGACGAGATCGAACCGCACCAGCTTGTCATTGACTTGCGTAGCCAGTGCTGGTTTGATCCGGCAGAGAACGAGTGGATGAACTTTCTGAAAGGAGAATAATTATGAGTGAAACAAAAAACACCGACACGCCTCCCGATTACACGGAGGAGGAACTGAAACAAGCCGCCCAGATCAAGGAGTGGCTACTGGAGCAGTTTAGCTACCCGAAAATCCAGAATGAGCAGACCAACGAACTGGTCAAAGGCATGGCATCGCTGCTCCACGCGGCGGCGACCATGATCGTCAAGACGCAGACCCGCCAGAGGGAGGGGCTTAAAGCCATCGAACTCTTGCAGGAAGCACTCCTATTCTACATCAGCGGTCAGACCGCCAAGGTGTCGAAGCCAGAGTAACTATCGTCAACGATAAAAAAAGAGGGGCAGAACTGAAGGTGTTGAACCGACAGTCTGCCCCTTTTTCATTTTGATGTAGTCAAGCTGATGGATGCGTCTATTTCGCCATCCATAAGCTGATCCATCCTTTTCAGTTTCATGTCTAACGATTCGCAGATGTCCTCCTCGATGCCGACTCCAGCAGCATAGACGAGGTATTGGATCGACTTTGACTTGCCGCCCGCCCTGTGGACACGACCCAAGACTTGCTTGAGATCGAAGACAGAATAGGTCGGCATGATCAAGGCGATGCGTGGATACCTTCCATTGATATCGTGCAAGTTAAGACCTTCACGGCATGCTTGTGTGATGCCGATGATGACTCTCGACTTGTCGTTCTGGAAGGAATCGATGTTCCCTCGCCGCAGGAGTTCGTTCTGCCCGCCTTGGATTGTGCATTTGGTCTTGAGTTCATTCTGCATGAACTTGAGCGTCTCGACATAATTGACCGCGATGAAGACGGAATTGCCTTCTTCGATGAGGTCTTGAGCGAGAGAGCAAACCGCTGGAGCTTTGAGTAGCTCGACGGCCTGCCTTGCTCTTGTCTGCTCTGCCAATACATTAGCGGCGAAGTTCTCCTGCATGCGTAGCTCTTCGATACGCACAAGCAGCTTGTCATATTCAGCCGCGATATCCTTGGCACTATCCATGTCGAATGCACGGGCATGGATGAGTGTCTCTGGGAACTCATCACCAACATCGGATGGCTTGAGCCTATTCCCGCGATCTGGGAATATCTGCTTGTGAATCCTGCTCAAGACATGGAGTCCACCATCGAACTTCATGCCCCATTGAGTCTTCACGCAGTCATTCCGCAAGAGGAAAGGAAAGTAATCCTGCCCCTTGTGTAGACCGAGGAACTGACCAATAGCCCACATCTTGGTTGGGTCATCCGCTATCGTTGCCGATAATGCGAGAGATGAGATGTTTTGATGCACCGCATCTGCGATGATGATGGCATTCTGGGTCTTGTATGCTTTGCCGCGATGGACTTCATCAAATACTAAAATAGTATCTTTTGGTATTTCCCATTTGAAGTTCTTCTTCTCCTTGGAAACCCAACCACCCATCTTGGATTTGCCCGTCTTGACCCACTCCCAGCCACAGACATCGTATGTCTCTACGCCGAGGTATTTCGCCATCCTATGCCAGTCTGTGACGATTGGCTTGGGACAGATGACTGCGACCCTCTTGCCGAATTCACGGGCGATAGCCAAGGCGATTGCCGTCTTGCCCATGCCAGTGCCGTGACCAAGAAGAGCGCGGTTGTATTTCTCCAGCGAACGGACACCCAACTGCACAGAAGTTATCTGATATTGAAACAATTTGTCAGGAAACTTGAGTGCAGGCAGAGAAGAAATATCGGTAACGATATCTTCCGGCATCTCCAGCTTGAAGTTGGGGATGGGCGCGAATGTCAAATCCGGCCTCGACCACCAAGCAACTTCCCAATTACCACGGAACTCATTGATTGACATTCCAATCTTCTTGAGTTCTTTGGAATAGGACTGCTTGTCGATCTTGTAGGTGTCCCAGAATTCCTTGGTAGGTTGCGCCTTCCGAAGAAGACGCGTCCCGACCTTGGTTTCTTTTCTGATGGGCTGGCAGAAGTCCAGAGTTTCAAGCAATTTGTCGAGTGTCATTGTTGGGAATACATCTCGTTGATCTTATCGGTGAATTGCTTGAGGACGGACTCGCGGTTGCCTTTGAATCCGTAAGACCTCTTGACTATCCCATAGGCCGAATGACCTCTACTGTGTCGCATTCCGGCGCACTCTAACTTAAGAGCGGCCTTGAGCTTGAGTAGGGCATACAAGCGGAACTGTTCTGGCGTTTCTATTACTATATCATTCATATGTTTCTGTTTTCTGTGTTTACTGATAGCACCATGCCATCAGACTACTCCCCCCGCATGCACGGGGAGAGTGTGTCTGACTACTTTAGGCTTTCTGGAAGAAATATGTTTGCCCTCTCGATGATCTCTTTCGCTGCTTTCTCGAAGAGGTAGTTGTGCCTTGCCTGCTTCCACTTGGACATCATCTTGACTGTAGCATCAACAAATGGTTGATATGTCTCCCTTTCATTTGATGAGAGGTGATGCCAAGTAGCAAGTGAGTGATAATTCCTTGAAAATATCTTTCCATCTTCAGAGTAAGGACTAATCTTGATTGGGTTCTTTTCTGACCAATTGCAGATAGCTATGAAAAGCTCGTCGGCTTCTCTATCTACTATCTCTGATACTTTCTTGCTTATTGCTTCGTTTATTTTGTTTGTGTTTGTCATTTTCGTGTTTGTTGTTTACCAGTAGCACCATGCTACCAGACTTCCGCCCGCTATCGTTGACGATAACGGACGGAGTGTCTGGTTACTTGGATATTAGGCAATCCGAGAGCCAATTGAGGACTTCACGCATCTCCGCGTGATCTATCCTCCAGTCTGGAGTGCCTGTGTCGAGGAAGAGTCCACCCGGACTATCCTCAAGGAGTGTTGATGCATAGTAGCTCCCGCCCGTGAACTGACCATATTCGGTGAAGTTCCAGCGGGCATCGTAGAAGCTGACTATTGGTTCATCCTTTGTGGTATCAAGAACCACATTGAAAGGAATGCCGTGCGATGTGATTAGTTTTCGCAGCATGATACCTCCATTAGGTTGTTCCAATACTGTTGGACTGCGTTGTCATAAGCATCCGCCTCAGTGCCGAATGGCCCGCAGCAGAATGCCTTGTCATCGTAGTAATACCAGCCATCTTCTGAATCTGTCCCGCTGATATGGTATGGATCGCAATCCTTGACTTGGTTGAGGATACCATCGTAAGACCACTTGGCTTCGATGTCATAAACATCTCCACCGACATAGGCCCACTTCTTCTCAAGGATCATGCGCTCGACATATCGTCTACGATAATCTTGGAATCCATCGTAGTCGTATTTCGACAGCATATCACCGGGTGACAGTTCAACAAATGGGCCGCCGACACAACTGAATGAGTAATCATCATTCAGATGTTCGATGGTTGCTTCCCATGTATCAATAGGAGTAAACTCCTCGTATATCTTGCCTTCAGCGTATTGTTCTCTTGTCATTTGTGTTTCGTGTTTTCTGCATACACCATGTAAGCAGACTGCCGCCCACTATCGTTAAACGATAATGAGCGGAGTGTCTGATTAGTCGATCCTTACTTGAATAGAGCAGGAATCGAGATGATCGGTGACTTTCTCTGTGACCATCTCGTCGATGTCTATGCTATCTAATGCATTGTCGATTGCACCATCGTAATCGTAATCTTTGATTGCATTGGATACTGCATCGTTAACCCGCTCATGAATATCCATTGAGCCAAGATGTTCTATGACTTTACCTTGGATATTCTGATCACTCACCGCATCGCTAACACGGGAAATAACTTCATTGATGATGAGGTTATTGACCTTGTTGACAGCATTGGTGACTGCCGACTGGATGAGGATTGCGATTGCATCTTCCGAGCTGATTTCAGCGGGGATGAAGTTGCCGTTGTCGTTTTTATAGTATGTATTCATATGTTTCGTGTTTTGGTTATCTACTTGCACCATGCAAGCAGACTGCTGGCGTTATCGTTTACCGATAACACCAGAGTGTCTGCTACCAATTGATAATGGTAAGCAAGGCAATCAGTCCGACATTGATGAGGAGGATAAGCACAAGCCAAGAGAACTTTTCCTTGGCCTTGCGAAGCTCCACATTCTGCCTGTTGTTGAACTCCTCCACCCACTTGGATGAGGCGAGAGGGCTTGGTCTGTAGCGTTTAACTTCTCTCATAGTGCGGCCTCCGCTTTCTTCTTCTGGTAACCATGAGGATTGATCCACACGGATGGGAGGCTATTGCGGCGGCGGTTGCCGTCACACAGCCCACACTCCGCGCAAGTAAGCCCCTTGGAATCCGCGAGGCATTCGATATCGTTACCGATACGCTCGTTGGATATGGTGAATGTGCGAAGCCCAAGATTGCGGGCATACTCGACATTCTCTGGCTCACAGGATGCCATGAAGAACTTGCCGTATGACTTGGCGAGTCCGGCTGGCATGGAGTTCCAGTCGTGGAAATATCCCGTGATACGCGTGGCGAGTCTGGAAATGTCATACACCATCTCAAGTGGGAGATGGGATGGATTGCCATAAGCACCGAAGCGCACAAACGGGACGGAGAAGAAGTCATACCACTCGCGTGTGCCCATCTGAAGGTATTCATATGAGCCGCGCTGATACGCCCGCCAGATCGATGCGATGGGATTGGCATTCACATAGCAACCATTGTTGCTTGCGAACGGGCATCCGTTGCATTGATTCTCCGCGTCACGCCCAGACCTTCTGGATTCTACTGGATGCATCTGTGCATCGAGAATCCATATCTGAACTGATTTGCCTGTTTTTCTATTGGTAGAATTGCGCGTGGCAATGGCTACCAAATCATTGGTTTCATGTATGATATACATATTTGTTTCGTGTGTTTCCGACATGGTTGTATGTCAGACTACCGCTCCCCGTTATCGTTAACGAGAAGCGGTGTGTCTAACTATATATTGAGGCACGCATCGATGGCGTTTCTCTCATCGGCCTCGATGGTGGAATCAATAATCAACTTGGCGTCTTCGATGGGCTGATCCCACTGGCGAGTGCCATTCGTGCCGCAGTCTGGGTAATATCCCCCGCACGAATCCCACTCTACTCCATTGGCGTTCACCGCAGTCCATACAACAACATTGCCTTGAAGGAAGTTGTTGTATATCTCCACTTCTGAGCGAAGCCATGACTCTGCCTTGACTATCAACTCTTCACTTGTCCCGCCGAATTCTTTCTTTGCTTGCTTAATTGAGCAATAGATGTATCCGACTTGACCAGAGTCCCAAGGACAAGAGAACGGCTCACATTGAATAGCCAACCCACTGTGATCATAGAGAAACACGGGAAGGACGATCATCTGACCTTGCTCCCTAATCCATTCGTTGAACTCATCTGGATTTGAGAACTTGTGCGGGTCACCGAGCCTATATCTGCGATGCCAGCACACAATCGTTCCAATGTTGTCCCACTCACGCGGGTTTTCTGGATCGATATCGCGAACGATATTGATTGTATATCCTCTGTAGGATTCTGTATGTAATGTATCTTTCATTTGTTTCGTGTTTTCGCTGGTTGGTTGTAACCAGCCTGCTGCCCTGCTATCGTAACGATAACAGAGCAGAGTGGCTAATTACTCGATGATGAGAAGATTCATCATAAGCAACTCTTCCATTCCATATACTCGACGCTGACCACAGCTCTCGCATTCATATCTGCGAGCGTCTGGCTCAACGCCGTCGACCTCCTCACCGCAAACAAGACACCATCCGGGCGATCCAAGCCCGAACATGATCTCTTTCATCTCATCTTCGGAGACTACGGGGAGGATGTATTTGCTACCCTTGTCGGATGTTACTTCACGAGTGTGCATAGCCATCCTCCTCAATGCCGATTGTGATGTGATCCCACTCGCAGAATACGACATTGTCCCCGCAGAATCCTTGATAGATGTTGCGAGGCTCAATGCCATATCGTTGAACGAGACGCTTGTAGACAAGCTGTTGCACCTTGTTTGCAAACACAAACTTTGCGCCATGAACTGGCGAATTGATTGTGATTGTTCCACTTAGTTCTATTACTTCACCTGTTGTCATTGTGCCTCCCCGTATCCAGCAGCGATTGCTGATAGTATTTCCCTTGGCTTGAACCCATCTTCTGCAAGATGGAATCCCTTCGAGAATGCCGTGATGCAAGCATCAAGGACAGACGCGGGGACATGACCATAGGTCATCACATGGGAGCCGTTAAGCATGACGGAGTAGCCCTTGCCATTGCCAGAAGCCTGACAGGATAGCTCGTAGCGAACTCCAGTGACATTGAATAGGTATTCAAGTCGATCTTTCAGTAGTTTTCTTGTAACCATTGTTTTCGTGTGTTGTGACTCTGCGTTTGCGTTTTGCTTTACGGGCTTGTCACCGCATCAAGTTATCGTTAACGAGAACTTGCGCCGCATTACCCCAACCGCCCGGAAATGAACAAGGCGGAAGGGGACACGAAAAACCGAAACTGAAAAACATTCAGTATGTCAAAGAGTCATTGTCGATGCGAATATCCAATCCGCCGACTTTCAATATACTACCACAAAGAACTATTTTTGTCAATACTTTTGTGTTGAACGAGGGCGATGGAAGTTGACAAGAAAATGTGGACGAGGTAGCTTGCCGGACATGGACAGGAATCCAGAAAACATCGGAAGGCCGAAGAAGTGGAACTGGGAAGAGATAAAGGCGCACTACATGGCGGGGATGGATGTTGCAGACATAACAAAACTCCCACAATACAAGGGTCTGTCTCCGTTTTACTTTAGGAATGTGATGGTTAAGGAAAGATGGGCGAAGCAGCGCGACCTCATCAGAACGCAAGCCGCCGCGAAGATAGAAAAAAAGCTGATTCACCGGATGGGAGAGGAAAGTGAAGCCCATCTGTGGTTTATGCTGAAACAGATCGAGGAAGAGAGAAAGGTGATTGAGGGCAGAAGGAAACTCACAGGAACGAAGGAACAAAAGGAAAGGTTGGAACTGCTCACAGAACTCGACAAGACGGCGAGGAGGACGCTGGGATTGGATCAGCAAGAGGTTCAGAATCAGAAGGCAATGAGCGTGAATGCCATGATCTCGCTCCATGTCACGCCGCCAGCAAAGGATGAGATGGGATATGTTAATGGAAAACATATCATCGAAGTCGTGGAAGAGAAAAGCGCCCCCCAAGATGCTATCGTTACCGATAGCCAAAGCCGGGAAGAGGAAGAGCAAACCGCACTCACGGCATAGAGCAAAACGCCCGAAAAATCTGGGCACAAAAAAGGGGAGCAACCCGAAGGTCACTCCCCATTTTTTCGTTCACTTCACTTTCTGCAGGCTCCACCCCGCGAGCTTCAATTTCGCCACGGCCTGCTGCGCGATTTTTACGCGTTCATCATGATCAAACAACTCTTGAACCTTTTCCGCGTAACCAGTAAAGAGGCGGCGGATCACCTCCGCTTTCTCCTCTGGATTGGCAGGCTCTGGTTGCGGCGCCGCTTCCTGCTTTGCTTTGCTTTCTGCGCCGATTATTGCAACGGCGGGCGATTGCGCGTCAATTATTTCTTTTCGCGCAACCCGTGCGGGCTTGCCAGCATTAAGAAGCGCGATTGCTTTGTCGGCAACCGCTTTGTCTTCACCGAGGGCGAGCTTCCTAATGTCACGCAACCCGTAAAGGTCGCGAACATTTGAGAGGGAAAGGCCGCGCGCCTCAAACTGTGGCAAGGCCCGTCCTATTGAGAGAATGTCCTTAGACATTCCGCCAAAAGTGACAGTGAGGCCATCAGCAAACAGTTTTGCTTTTTCTTCCGTGCATGTCTTAAAGACAGCACCAGCGAATAAGACCGCATCGCGCAAGGCGCTCTGTCCCGCTTCCAACTTCGTGACAGCATATGTCACAAGGTCGGCGGTTGGAACATCAGCAAGCTTTGCGTTTGCGTTCAAATACCCACGATCATTCCGAGTAAGCAGTGCATCAATTGATGCGGCATCACGAACGATCTCAAGTTTTGCGTTTTTTGTTTTCGTTTTCATTTCCTGCGTTTCCGCACCCTCACACTACCGAAACGAATATCGTAACGATAAACGGATTCGTGTTTTTGTTTCCGCTGCATGATCGCAAGCGAAGGAACGGAGTTCAGGAAATGAAGTGAACGATTAGACTTTCAGAGAACAATTGATGGGAGGAAATCCATTCCAACCTTCATGCATAAGACTACCAGCAACCCCCCCGCTTGTCAATAGTTTGTGAGAAAATAAGTGAGAGAAAAAAAGCCCCCCGTATCGTTCAACGATACTCTCACACACTACAGAGTGTAGCCATCACTACAACGAAAGCCCCTCCCCTACAGAGTGTAGCACAAGCTACAAAGGAATCTCTTTTCTCACAGAGGGCGACCCGTGGCACCACCCTCCCCCGGCGACCATGTGGCGGATTGGCCCAGCGTAGAGAAAGTCCCTTAGCCAGCGAGAAAAAACCTCCCTATCACCTCCAAGTGTCTTTTGCTATGGCGATCTTGGCTGCCCTGAAGTCAGTGAACATTCTTTCTCCTATGTAGTAGAATCCGTCTTCGTCTACATGTATGGTTGGCGCGGCTTCTTTGCCCGCCAGCATTCTTCCCAGCTTTTCTAGGTTATCAATTTTTTGGTATGCGGTTTCGGTTTTCATTGTTGTGGTTCTCTATACCCTATCTGGTCTATTCTCTCCTGTTTTGTTGGTCTTTATACCCGATAGAGGACTCTCTTTGCCCCGTGCTTCCTTTTTATCGATATCGATAATCTATACCTGTATTAGTTCTATACCCAGTAGGGTTGATATCCACAGGGAGGATTGGTCTTCATTGTATGTTTCTTTGTAGAGGACTCTCTTTATTTGGTGGGCGGCGATGCTCTTTAAGCAGTCGTTGCAGGGGAGGAGGGTTGAGTAGAGTGTCTTTCCTTCCCCCGGTTTAAGGTATCTGAGTGCGTTCTGTTCTGCGTGGATGACAAGTAATCTTCTTTTCTCGCGGGATTGCCAGTCTTCTGGGACTCCTTGTGGGAACCCATTGTATCCTACTGAGGCTACAGAATTATCCCCTCTTAGGATCACTGCGCCGACTTTATGCCATGGGTCTTTGCTCTTCCTTGCCACGGTTTCCGCTATAGACATGGCGTATTCGTCCCAGTCCATTATAGACAACTACGGCTGGAAGTCGTGATCCTCTAGCTTGTCTGCACAGTCTTCCTCTTCCTTATCTTGTGCATAGTGGATATCGTCCAGTTTCCTGTCCAGTTCGGCGGCTTTCATGCGATGGTAGTCTGAGAGGAGGTTTAGGAGGATTTCCTTGGTGCTATTCTCCCCCCGCGAGTATTGGGTGAGTTCCAGAGTGATGCTCAGTAGCTCCAGTCTATACTTGAAGAGGTCTTCCTTGGCCTCGCGGAGGCGGTCGATCTCGTTGTTCAGTTCGCGGATTTCCGCTTTCAGTTCTTTGTTTGTCATATTGTTCACATCCCAAATATCTTTTTTAGATGGTTGAGTGCTTCTGACTCCTCTTCTTGAGGGAAAGTAATCTCTTCGTCCGGCTCTCCGTCATAGTAGGCAGTATCCCATGTAGTATCGAAGAACTTTCGGAGTCCCTTTGTGGTGAGGGTTATTTCTCCATCTTGGGCGAATTGTGGGTATTTCCGGCAGTATATCGCCCATAGTGACGATTTCTTCATACTAATGTTGGTCTATTTAGTAGTTCGTTGAGTCTGTCTTGAAGATCATTCCGTTCACGCTCAAGGCGGCGGGCGAAGTCGGCAGGGACAGTGGCGCATGAATAGAAGCCAATGTGGGTGCTGGCCTTGGCGTCCGTCTCTGGCGTGTCTGATGTTTTTGACATCTTCTCATAGAAGGAAGCAATTTCCTCGCGCTCCTCCTCGCTGAACTGCTCGATGTGTTCTAGTTCGCTTTCGTATTTCATTTGTATCCCAGTGCCTTGATAACTTCTTCTCTCATCTCCCCGTTCCTATACCAGTTACGGGTTTGTTCTGGGGCAGATTCCAGCAGGCAGTGCAGGGTGACCAGTGCCCCGCGCAGATCGGCAGCCTCCTCCTGCCAGTCGAGTGCCATATCTTCATATAGTGACA